TAATAACCACATTACTTTCACAATTAATATGAATAGAAGCATACTATTCAAATAAATGTCTTTTTTGTCTGCCATGGTAATATACTATTGGTTGATATTATTTTTCTTTCCATCCTGTTCTCTTTTTGCAAATACCGTGTTTTCATATTATTTTTTTCTACGAACAGAATAATATGAATATATTTACATTGTCTGATGAGAATGATTTAACAGATAAAATCAGTTTGGATGATTTATTCGAAAAGAAGCGAGAGATTGCCGAGAGTAAATTAAATTTATATAACAAAATCTTAAATAGAATACATGCTAAAATTAAACTAACTTCCAATCAAAATCGAGGGAAAGAACAGTTTTTATGGTATGTAATTCCTGAAGTCATGATTGGTGTTTCAAGATATGATGTAGCCGAATGTACCGGTTATATTTTGCGCAAATTGCGTGAGAATGATTTAGTCGTAAGATATACGCACCCGAATCTTATCTTTATTAGTTGGTCGCATTGGATACCTGGTTATGTTCGTCAGGAATATAAGAAACAGACAGGTACTGTTATTGATGGATACGGACAACCAGTCGATAAAACGCCTCAGATTGAGAATGGTAATAATCTTACGAATGCTGATCAGTCTCTTCTAAATAAACAAGGGACTTCCATCAATGTAACGAAAGAAAAAGACAAGGATTATAATTCCACTAAAAACTATAAACCGAGTGGTATTTATAATAATGACATATTAGAGCGTATTCAGAACAAATTTACTACGTGATATTCATCTATTTAACAGACGAATACGACAAAACGATGGTGAGTGGATATATAAGTTTTCAATATTATCCTTTACATCAAATCTAATATCTCCCTATGCCGAGTGTTCCGATACCCTGACAATGAGGGCATTTACAATATCCTTTTTCGCCTCTATATGTTTCTTCGCAATAAGGGTGTAATTGAATATTACATTGAATACATTGGACACATTGGGCACAATCGTTATTATCTACTTGTTCCCAACAGATTAAACAATCCTTATTTTCGTTTATTATACGACTAGAATAGGTATTTCCCATTTTAGATAATTAATTGTTGATACTTATTCTATTTATAATAAGTATCAATTTTATATATTATTGTGTAATATGAATTAATTATGTATATTTTGTAGCGCGTTTCGATTGATTTAATATGTAATATTCGTGTATCTCTCTACTCATCTTATCTATTTCTTCTTTACTATGTAAAAGACTTCATAGTCTATTACATAGTATATTCCACCCAAATATATAATCTGTAAATTACAATAGAGAGATTTTATCATAAAAACAATACAAATATCACATGTTTTATTTGATTTTATACTGAATTAATTATGTCCTTAAAAACTGAAACCAATAATTCCATTATGTATTAGCCTATTTTTGACCGATAAATAAAACAGTCATAATTGAGCATATTTTACCCCCCTAAAACAAGTCACGACATAATGACTTTTTTGATTTCAGTTTTAAGGGACATGAATTTCATGTAGGTAACTTGCGCTTGATGATTTTCATTTCTCAAAAAACCGAAAAAGTCATGTAGGGCATGTAGGTAGCCCCCCTACATATGAAGGGGCTGTTTTTGACCCTAAAAAGCTTGGATGTCTTTGATAATAGTAGGTATTTCACTTTTACAACTTTTTTCAATTCTATTTTCAGATTTTTAAAATTCAACATGCTTTTTATGTGTAGTTTTTGATTTATTGAGATTACAAATGAAAAAAACGTGAAAAAGTGATTTAGAGCATAATGCTCTCCTTTTCATTTTGGATTGGTTTCATTTGTTACTGTACTTTTTTAAGCATTTATGCGAAAGGATTTAGGCATTTTTTGTGTAACTCTAATATAGAGTTACAATGGATACCATTTTCATGCCAAAAAATGCCAATATTTACGAATGTAAAAAATGTGACTTTTCATGTAGCAAAGAAAGTAATTGGAATAAACACGTATTGACACGTAAGCACCAACAGAGTTACAATGGAGTTACAAAAACTGCCGAAATCATGCCGAAAAATGCCAACCAATTTGAATGCGAATGTGGTAACATATATAAATTTAGACAGGGATTATATAAACATAAAAAGAAATGTTCTGTTGCTAAAGATGAACCGACTACTATTGCCCTACAAAATGTAGGGAACGTTCCTACAGAAATAGATAAAGACTTGTTGGTGAAGATGCTTTTGAAGAATCAAGATATTATGGAAAATGTCATCTTGAAGAATCAAGACGTGATGGAGAAGATGATGGAGATAATGCCATCTATGGGAAGCAACAATCATTCTCATAATACGACTACAAATAGTCATAACACGCAAAATTTCAATATCCAAATGTTCTTAAACGAGCACTGTAAGAATGCGATGAATTTGAAAGAATTTATTGAATCGTTACCTATAACTGCCGAAACCTATGATAATACGATTGAAAACGGATTGACTAAAACGATTACGAATATGATAACAAACGGTCTGAATCAACTAGATGTGTTAGAGAGACCAATTCATTGTACAGATGCTTCGAGAAAAACCATCTACGTAAAAGAAGAGGACAATTGGGAAAAAGACAACGAATTACTGAAAGTATTGATGGGAATAAAAAAATTGGCCTATAAACAAAGAACAATGATAAATACATGGAAAGATATGAATATAGGATGGGACAAGGATGAAAGCATGCAGTTAAAACTGACAAATCTTATATGTAATTCTATGACGGATATTGAAAACGACGAGAAAGAGACTAGTAAAATTATTCGCGCTATAAGCAAGAATACATATTTAACCGGTGAAATTAAAAATGTATATACGTGAATGAATCTGTTAGCGAATCATGTATTATGCTAGTGGTTTGGGGTCAGGTGTAACTGCTTCATCTAATTTTGGACCGACTGGATCAATCGGACCAGCAGCAGGAACAGGAACAGGAGCAGTAGCAGGAACAGGAGCAGTAGCAGGAGCAGGAACAGGAACAGGAACAGGAGCAGGAGCAGGAGCAGGAGCAGGAGCAGGAGCATCATCACCTACACGCGTAGGAACTGGTGTTTCATTATTTTCCAAAGCTTTCTCAACAATTGGATCAATTTCATCAGCACTAGGCTCTAGAGAGACGGTTTGTTCAACATTCTCTTGTAATTTCTTAATCTGAGACGTAGATGTATCCATAATCTGCTTCTCTACCAATGCTTCAAATATCTGTAATCCTCTAAAGAAATCTTCCTCACAAGTAGTGTATAATTTCAAAATACCAACACGAGAATCTGTTATTAATTTTGATAATAATTTATTGTCTAATTTGGGATTAATAACAATGAGTTTTTTATTAGCATCTTGAGGGTCTTTGATAAAAACAAACAATTGGTCTATAATGGCTAATAAAGCAGTTTGATTGTCTTCTGTATTCTTCATCATTGCTTTCACATTATCTACATACTCCTTGAATAACTTTTCTTTGAGAGTTCCCTTGTATGTTTTTGTAAAAGCTCCATTTGCTTTACATGAATTGATTTTTTGATAATTGCGAAGAGGTATTTGACCAAATTTCGTAATATTGGACGGTAGGTCCTTTTTTCCAGTAAAAAGTGTATAAAACACTTGCACATCTGAATTGTATTGTTTTATCATTTCATCTGACATTGACGTGAATTTACCAGTATTGTAATCATAAACATCATAATATAACACTTCTAGTTCAGGAATTCCAGGTTCTGAAGTAATTGGTTTGGAAGAACCATCTTTAGTACCATTCAGCCCACAGAAGTTCGTTTTTAGATCCACTGTTTGATTAGGAGAAGAAATATCTAAAGGCGTTCGATCTTTCATCAATGCATTAATTCTAGAGCTACATAAATTCACTTTGGATATAGTAGGTTGAATATCTTTCGGTATGTCGTTTCGGTGTTCATAATCAACAGTAACAGTAGAACCAAATTTATCTTTCCATGTATAAACTGGATTAATAGTATGCGCAATAGCATTGAATACGTGAAAAATCTGAACATAAAATTTAGCAACAGCAATACACATTCGCTTCTTTTTTAATTCGCTCTTAATATCCATCTTGTCTAAATTATTTTTATTAAAATAAGCAACCTTTTCAGGAATATCGGTCATTTTCAAGGTTTCAATCCCTCCTTCCATTCGCTGTTTTAAATATTCCAATTCGGTTTCAGATAAATAACGTGATATGACATCGGAAGTTAATATGACCAAGTTTTTACAATATTTCGGATCAGTAAGGTTTTTGAGGTCTTGAAAATTACTGGTTAAAATATAATTGGCCGCTAGATAATCGATAGTTGATGATAATGTTTTTTTTTGCGGCATTTGAGATGTTGATTGTTCGGCACCCATATATCTTAGATAAATATAAAATAATAGCGAAAATAACAAAATCAACAAAACAAAGAATCATAGTAATTAACAAAGAATCATAGTAATTAACAATAAAATTGAATTAAAAAATGAATAACAAAATATTATTATTATTAAATGAGCGACCGTCTAACTAAGAAAAAAAAGGCAACCAAGTCCAAAAAGGAGTTATGGGCACAAATAGAAGATAATTTTATCGATAAGGCACCTATTGAATGTATATATAGAATGGAAGGGGAAAGAGAATCGTGTGATATATGTAAATTTAGCGTAAGAACCACTGAAAATGGATTTTTAGCTTGTTCTAATCCTAAATGTAGTGTCATTTATAAAGATATGGTAGATCAGTCGGCAGAATGGCGATATTATGGAGCAGATGACAATCAGAATTCGGATCCCACAAGATGCGGTATGCCTGTAAATCCACTATTGAAGGAATCGTCATATGGTTGTAAAGTAATATGTCAAGGTGCCACTTCTTATGAAATGAGAAAGATTCGACGATATACAGAATGGCAATCTATGCCTTATAAAGAGAAATCGCAATATGATGAATTTCAGCGTATTACCATTATAGCTCATAATGCAGGTATTCCAAAGATAATTATTGACGAGGCATTAAGATATCACAAGAAAATATCGGAACACAAGACATTTAGGGGATTAAATCGCGACGGTATTATTGCAGCGTCTATTTATATTTCATGCAGAACAAATGATTGTCCTAGAACGGCAAAGGAAATTGCGACCATATTTACATTGGACAATACAAGTGCGACCAAGGGATGTAAAAATGCCATTACCATTATCAATGAGATAGAATGTGACATGATAAATACGGATAAAACGTCCTTGTGTAGAACGAAACCAGAGGATTTCATCGATAGATACTGTAGCAAGTTGAATATCAACCAAGAACTGACGAAATGTTGCAAGTTTATTGCCATGAGAATTCAGAAAAACAATATGATTCCTGAGAATACACCTCATAGTATTGCGGCAGGTATCGTGTATTTTATAGGACAGACCTGTAAGTTGAATTTGTCAAAACGAGATGTAAATAGAGTGAGCGAAATAAGCGAAGTCACGATTAATAAGTGTTATAAAAAGTTGGAAGGAGTTCAAGATAAACTTTTGCCCAAGGCAATTTTAGATAAATATTCGTGATTTAGCAAAAATAGGATTGAAACTATTCAAAATAAACAATGTTTCCCCCTCAGCCGTCGGCAGACAAACAAAGAACGTAGTTCCCCAGCCGTCAGCAGACAAAGACAAATAATATATATTACTATTATAATATGATTCCTAGAATTATTTTTATTGTACCATACCGAAATAGGGTCGAACATAAACAATTCTTTACAAAATATATGGAATTTATTATGGAAGATTACAAGAAGGAAGAGTTTGAGACGTATTTTGTACATCAATGTGACAATCGTCCATTTAATCGTGGTGCTATGAAAAATCTTGGATTTTTAGCCATGTGTGAAAAATACCCAAACGATTATAAGAATATTACCTTTGTATTTCACGATGTAGATACACTACCCTATACTAAAAATTTGCTTCCATATGAAACAACCGTAGGTATAGTAAAACATTTTTACGGATTCCACTATACATTAGGTGGTATTTTTTCAATAAAAGGGCAAGATTTCGAGAAAGTGAATGGATTTCCAAATTTTTGGGGATGGGGAATGGAAGACAATATGATGCAAGACAGAGTGGTTCTAGCAAAATTACACATTGACAGAACAACCTTTTTCCCAATCGGATCACACTCAATGTTACAATTTGTAGATGGAATAAAAAAAGCGATAAACAAAAAGGAAGTGGCTGGATATGTAAATAAGTCGTATCCACATGGTCTGAATATGATTCGAAATACAAAATGGACATTCAAAGATGAATATATCAATGTTACTAGTTTTACAACGGAGTCGGAACCAAGTAATTTAAAGTTTGAAGAACACAATTTAGCTGATCCGAATACTGGTGGGAAAATAAGATTGACAAAACAAGAGAGGTTCGGAACAAATGATAACAATCCGATACAGAATAGAATAAATAATATAATTACAAGAAATAATTCAATGAATAATTATATGAACAATTCTAGGAATAATACAAATTTACTTAAATCAAATAATCCGGTAACAATGTTTAAATTACATCGTTAAAATATAGAGCCATTTCATTTTCTTTTTTACTGAATCCGCATTTTTCATAAAAAGGAATATTTTCATCAGAACAATTCAATATAATTTTGTAACAGTCGTGTTTTTGCGCATAATCAATACATTTTTGTACAAGCATTTTTCCCAATCCTTTGCCGCGATATGTATTATCGACAATAACATCTTCAACGTGTGCTACTTTTCCGAAATTATGGATTAGTTTTGTTTCAATAAAAATAGTGACTGAACCTATAATAACTGTAGTATTTTCGTGAATGTTTTCAATAACAAACACTTGGTGGTGATTATGTAAAGTATTTACATAATTTATAAATTCAGAATGAGAAATTATGGTTGGACGAATGGTAAAGTCTTGTTCTAGTAATTGTAGATATTGTTTCATATAGTCCTGTTGTTCAATAGTGCGAATAACTATTCCATCCATACTAAGTTATATATTTACATGAGTAATTCATTTAAATATGTAATGATTAAATATAATATAATATAATGATTCCAAAAATAATTCATCAGTTATGGATTGGACCAAAACCAGCACCAACAAATCATATGGATACATGGAAAAATATGAATCCGGATTTTGAATATATACGGTGGTCTGAAGAAGAGTTGATGAAGCGTGATATGAAAATAGAATGTCAAAATCGTGTAGATGAAATGGTAGAAATCAATGGAAAAGCGGATATAATCAGATGGGAAATATTATATAAATATGGAGGTGTCTTTTTGGATGCGGATTCTATATGTGTAGAGTCAATAGATGATATGCTAATGAAATGTAAATATTTTGCCGGTTGGGAACATGAACAATTGAGAAATGGGTTAATCGCTACAGGTACCATGGGATTTCCTCCAAAACATCCATTGGTAAAGGAAGCGATTGAATGGATAAAAGCAAATTGCGTAGATCATAAAAAGACAAAGCTGATGGCTTGGCAATCAGTAGGTCCAGGTCTTTTAACACGTATGTATGATACTGGAAAATACAAAGACATGACCATTTTTCCATCCTATACATTTTTGCCGATTCATTGTACTGGCGTAGAATATAAAGGTCATGGTAAAATATATGCTTATCAGGAATGGGGTTCAACACATAAAAGTTACGATCAAATGAATAACACCGGGTTACCGTCTCAATTTCAAGTACCGTCGAAAGAAAAGTCTGTTTCTATATTAGTATCCAGTTTGAATACAAAAGCGACCTATTTACAACAATGTTTGGAATCTATAAAACACCAAGAAGGGTTATTTCATATGGAAGTTGTTTGGATCAATGATGGTTCAGATGCTATTCATAGTGCAATATTGAAAAAAATGCTGGAACAGTTTGAGAAGACGACACGATTTACAACAGTCGTATTTTCTGAGAATGATGGGAACAAAGGAATCGGTTTTACATTAAATCGTGGAATACCAATATGTAGTCATGAAATCATTATTAAGATGGATAGTGATGATATCATGGTACCTACTCGTATTCAGAAGCAGATTACATATATGACTGAAAATCCAACAGTGAAAATATGTGGCGCACAAGTCCAGATGTTTGATGATAATATGAATAATAGAGGAGTTTCAAATCATCCATCTATTACGTGGGAAGAATACAAGGCAAAACCGAATCATTGGTTTATCAATCATCCAACAGTATGTTATCGTAAATCGGCGGTACTTGAGGCAGGAAATTATGATAAAAACTTGAAACAAATGTGTGAAGATTTTGAACTGGAATTGAGAATGTTGAAAAAACACGGATATATTTATAATTTCCCAGAACCATTACTCAATTATAGGTTACATGATAAGCAAGTAACATATAATGGGGGTGAAGGGGGTAGAGACAAATGGCATAAAATTAGAATGGGAATTATTAATGGGTTACTATGAGCTAATTTCTTGAAAATAAAATGAAACAATCTATTTTGTCTGCGGATTATATTTCATTATTATGAAGAATATAAAGACATAATATTGTAATTATGTAAATGAAAATAGTGTTGGTTATGTTAAATAACTTACAATCGTATATATTTGACAATATTCAACATTTAAAACACCATGACAATAGTGATATAACAGTTATAACTGATAAAAAATTCAATACATTGTTTGAAAATGTTGGTATCAATATAATAAATATAGAAGATTTAATACCTGATTATATAAATGTTGTTTCTAGAAGTAATAATACCTTTAGAAATGGATTTTGGGAATTGACATCTTATAGATTTACAGCACTATATGAATATATGAAACAACATAATATGAACAATATTATTCATATTGAGAATGATGTATTAATCTATAAAAATATAGATACTATAAATTTTCATAATATGAATAAATTATTATTAACAATGGATTCTAAGAATAGGTGTATTCCTGGCTTAATGTTTATTCCTACTAATGAAGTATTAAAAAAATGTTTGGACCTATTTAACACATCATTAAACGACATGCAAAACTTTTCAAATTGTTATTATACGTTGAGTGATTGTATTGATACACTACCTATATTTTTAGAGGATAATAAAAATGATGTTACAAAAATGATAACAAAAAATTTCAAATATTATGATTCAATATTTGACGCAGCAGCAATAGGGCAATATTTAGGTGGCATTGACCCAAGAAATAAATCAGGCGATACTAGAGGATTTATCAACGAAACATGTGTAATAGATTATTCGAAATATACATTTATTTGGAAAAATGAGAATGATAAAAAAATTCCTTATATAGTTGTCAATAATAATGAATACCCCATTGTAAATTTACATATACATTGTAAAGACTTAAAGATATTTATATAATTATGATGCGGATATTGTATTTAACCAGTTAGCTAAACTATTATGTATATTATAAATTGTGATATAAACTAATAATATAAAATTAAACAAATTATACGTTTAAAATATAATTATACAATATATAATTATATTATAAATGAATAATGGTAATTTAGAATATTTGAATGAAACTATAATACCAAATTTTTTTGATATTAAATCCAATAAAACGTCTCACGAGGCATTATATAGTTCAAACGATGGTACAAAATTAATATCCGGATATATTCCACCAGATAATAGTGATAAACATTTTTATACTCATATTTGTTATCATACTATGAAAAAATCGTTAGAATTATTATTAAAAAACAATACAAATAAACCATCAACTATTGTTGAAACTGGTTGTAGTACCAACCAAGGAACAAAAAGTACAACATTATGGGACATGTTTGTAAATAAATACGGTGGTAATGTATATTCAGTTGACTTAGATAATCGCGCCGTATTAAATGCCAATAAAATGACTAGTGATAAAACATTGGTAACCTGCAAGGATAGTGTTGAATATTTACAAACATTCTCAAAACCAATAGATTTTTTATATTTAGATAGTTACGATGTGGATTTTAGTAATCCGTTACCATCAGCACAACATCACTTAAATGAATTCAACGCAGTCAAGCATTTATTACATAAAGGAAGTATAGTTTTGATTGATGATACACCAATATCAGCAGATTGGTATGATAATGCTTGTAATATTCCTGAAAACGACTCTAGAAGATTAAATTTTAATACTGATATGAGTGGAAAAGGTAGTTTAGTAAATATCGAGTTAGAGAAAATGAATGCTATAAAAATATTGCATCAATATCAAAGTTTATGGGAAATTTGTTAAGTGAATGTAGTCGGTGAATGTAGTCAGTTGATACAACGAATCGTTAAATGTTATAAAAATAGCCTAGATAAACTTAACATATCATAATTTTTCCAATTAGCATGTTTAAATATTTCATCCATTTTTTCTATATTTAATTCATTCCAATCATCTAGTAATACAATAGGAAAATTCTTACTGTAATATTCGGTTATATGATTTTTTAAACAAATAGGAATAACTTTTAAATAAAGACATTCCCAAAAACGATGCGTATCTAATCCATTTCCTTCTGGACAAATCGCAAATTTATATGAAGATAAAATAGTTAGGTAATTTAAATAATCAGTATTGGGTAAATTAGGTATAGTTTTAGATGTAATTATATCATAACATTTCTTTCGTTTAACTGTATTAGTATTTATATTAAAATTAAAATAGATAGACTTTGATTTATTTACCAAACTATTAGTTTCTAATATTTGTTTCCATATATTTAAGTTACCGTGACGCCACATGCTATTAGCGATACCAATTGGTAAAGGAATAATTCTGTCTTCTGATTCTATTGATAAATTTTGAGTAAATATTTTATTAACATTAGAAATTTGTAATAAACTTTTATGTTCATTTTTAAATGATCCGTCTGAATTATGAAAGATTATATTGAATTTTGTTGAAATATTAGATAATATAATAGATATATTTTTTAAATTATTAATACATCTCTCGTTATTGAAGTTTGCGATTTCTCCATCAATTAAATGAGTATAACAAAATATATTATTTACCTTTAGTTTTTTTATAATTTCTATATTGTAATTATCAATATTTATATGTTTTGGTGTTTGATTTCTAATAATTGGATTAAAATTAAAATCGTCGTTTGTTCCGATATAGTAATCACATAAATTTTGAATTTTTTCTCCAGTAATTATATTCATTTTATAATATAATATAATAGTTTGTTTTATATTATAATATTAAATTAATATTAGCATAAAATTTACACATTTTTAACATTAGTTTATTTTTTGGGCAAGTATCCAACAACCACATATATTGAGTTCTTCATTGTGCGACCCACATTTAATTATATCAGGAAAATCATGTTTTACACCAAATGCGTTATGTATATAATTTTTGTTACCCCATTGTCCGATCTCTTTTATTTCAAATCCAGCAGATTTAAATAACATAGCCAAACCCATTGGTGTCCAATTTGCAAAATGAAAAGGTGTATCATGTGGTATTACATTAGTAGGAACAGATGTAAAAACATAACCATTATCATTTAAATTATCATAAATGTTTTTAATTGCTATAAATGGGTTATATAAATGCTCGATTGTTTGATTAAATAAGAAAAAATCACATTTTTCTCTATTAGTAAATTTATGTAAATCATTTTCAATGTTATCATTATATAAATATGAATACTCATTTATTTTATCGGCAGTTATAAATTCCAGTTCAGGATCTTTTAATTGTGTTGTATTTAATGTTTTAACATGATTTAAATTATATTTATTTATCCATTCAATAAAATCAATAACACAAAAACAACGAGGAGCATCATGAAATCTCCAACTATAATTCCACATTTTTAATGGACAATTTGGTAATTGTCTAGAAAAATAAGAAGTTGGTTTCTTTACTTTTGAATTAAAAATATCTGTTATCTGAGACTCTGTAAAATAATTGGTATTATCGACCATCTATAATATATTATAATATGAATTATTTAAGTAATAAGTTTATATCATTATTAACCATTTTTTTTACTAAATCTTCAAAAGTTGTTTTCGGCTCCCATCCTAATTCATATTTAATTTTTGAAGAATTTCCACATGAAACATTTAAATCGCATTTTCTATAATATTCAGGATTAATATTTACTAACATAACTTTTTCATTTTTTTTATTTATATAATAATATTTTTCATTTATTATATCAGATGTTTCATTTTCCCAAAAACCATTAATATTAATAACGCGAAATGCAGTTTCTACAAATTCTTTAATAGTATGAGATTTACCTGAGGAAAGAATATATTCTTTTGGTATTTCGTTATAAAATTTATCACATTTATCTTGATTTAACATTAACCAAATTCCACTAAGAAAATCTTCTGCATCACTCCAATCCCTAGATGCATATATATTGCCTAATTCTAGAGGTGCAATATAAATATTTTTTTCAATACAATTAAAAATATTGGCTACATACTTTGTTATTTTTCTTGTAACAAAAATATCACCTCTTCTAATTCCTTCATGATTAAATAACCATCCTTGTACGGCATATATTTTATATGTTTCACGATATACATTAATAATTTGTCTAGATGATATTTTACTTGCAGCATAAGGACTACGTGGATTTAACGGATGAACCTCATCTTGTGGATTATATATTATATTTCCAAATTCTTCACTTGACCCAGCATTATAAAATCTACATGTTGAACAATATTTTATTATAGCTTCTAAAATATCTATAATAGGTAAAGTGTTTGCTTCAAATGTTATTTTTGATGTGGCCCAACTAGATGAAACATTACTTTGTGCTGCAAAATTAATAAAATAATCTGGTTTAATTCTTTCTATTGTATCATATATATTTTTACTATTATTAAGGTTAAAATCAATTGTATTAAATCTATTATCTTTAATATGTGTAAGATTATTGGTGTTATTGTTTCTTATACCTGCATACAAAATATGATCTGTATTTTTTAGTAAATAATCTATCATTAAACTACCATCTTGTCCATTTGAACCTGTTATAATAATTTTTTTATATTCCATTAAATTAATTTAAAAATTAACGTTTAAATTAGTTATTATATGATAAATATTACACCGACTAAAAAGAAAATGAGACGAAATTACCTTGAAAATAACATTATTGTGCATTTTTTTATTGGTGGTGTAAATTATCTTCTCATATACCAATGTATGCTAACAAAATCATAAATATTAGAATAATTAGGATTATAAGACGGTACATTTACCCAGTTCAATTGTCTAATACACATTTTGTCTTTATGATAAATAAACATATATGTAAAATATAATTCGTTTTCAGCAGCACCACTTCCATTAAATTCTTTCATATCTATTACATCTAAATATAATTCCCAAAATTTTTTATTATTATTGAAATTATCTTCTATTTTATTAAATAGTTCATTTACTATTTCAGTATCAAAAAATGTATGATGCGAAATACCAGATAAAGGATGAATTTTTTTTAATGATGAATCAAGTTTATTCATATGTATAAAATATGGCTTATGATGTTCAGTACCAGTTGTATATATATATTTTTTATCCTCTGTTAAAAATTTTGTTGGTTTTAAAAAATGAGTATCGCAATCAACTATTAGATATTTTGATAAAATACCAGGAACAACAGAACCAGCATAAAATTTTAACAATTGTTGTAAATACCACCCATTTCTAGGATTATTACCAAATTTTTGAATTAAATCATTCATAGTAAAAGGGAATATTTTTTCATCAATTGTAATAGTTCCCTCTATATCTATCGATGGATTAGCGCATATTAGATAAATATTTCTATAACCAATAATATTTTTTTTATTAAATTGTAACATGTGTTCTACAATATCATTATCATTGGGACCGACACAAATAACCAGATCAAAAACATAATCACTCATTTATATTTATATATATATATGATCTATTTTTTTTTAAATAGTTATATGATATTATATTATATAGAGTATAAAATTGTATTTTTTATAGGATATTTAAGTGTTTGATGAGACCTATCTGTTCTAATTGTATAATCTGGCATATAACAGGTATCTATATTCTTTGATAATAATGCAGCACACCATGATACAGTGCTATTACTACATATTAATTTATTGGCTTCTTTCATAATATGAAAATCAGTTAGTATATCATTTGATTCGATATTGATAGAAATATTGTTGTCACTGAACCATGTTTTAATATTTTCAATATAATTTAATTCAAACGATGATTTTGGTTTATTCACAACAATTGCTGTCTTATTATTAGTAAAAAAAAAGGGTGTAATCTTATTTAATAATTTAAGTATATTATCACAAGATATAAATTCACCATTCTCAATAAAATCTTCCAATCTAATATGTATTACTATATCATATGTGTTTAATTGAGTAGGTTTATTAATAATATCACCAATCTTAAATTCTTCATACGGATAATTATAAATAATATGTTCTTGATTGTTCTGTAAGAATAATTTAATTTCATCTCTATGGTTAGCAAACTCTTGTAATTGGTAATATCCACCAAATGATAAATTATTAACTATATTTGTTAATTCAAAATGATTATTTGATATAATATCTTTGTACAAATTATCACTTATTGCTCTAGCAATATGTCTATGTATATTTATACCACCATATATTAATTGTGGATTATTCTGTAATATTAATACTATAGCAAAATATCTGAATAATGCATTTCCTAAACGACCCCTTGGTTCAAAATAGATATATTTTTTTATCTCAGACATTATATATTATGGAAATTATATTATTAGGTAGATGTTGCCGCGTTAGTTTTGATTTTGAAAAAATCGGTTTAAAACAACAGTCTTCTTTTATAGAATGGACTGATTCCACTTATTTTTCAGACATAAATATTATATTACAAACATACATTCGTACAGGTAATATAGACATTATACGAAATAGTAATGGAAATGATTATTTAGGCGTTACAAGAATTCACACGTGTCATTATTTGAATACAGACTATAAAGCTATATTTACTAGACGTATAATGCGATTTATAGAACAAGTAAAACAATCAGAAGAACTATTATTTGTTAGAGATGATGTATTAGATACTATAACATCTGATGAAATTAACGAATTCAAAAATATAATATCTATGCTAAACCCAATATGTAAGTATAATATATTGGTTGTTTCGAAGAATATAAACAATGATATTATTTCTATGAAAAACGTTACCAATAAAATATATAATATTGATAAATATATTGATTATATACGAGAAATTACAAATATATCATTGAATTTTAATAAACTAAAAGCAAATGATAAAGACTAGATATGTATTTTACACCACCCAATAGGAAACATATCATCCATTTTTTTATTTCCTAGTGATGATCCAAACCACGTGCTTGGATAAGTGACTATTTTATTCGAATGCTGGTTAAAATAAGCTCCCCACCAACTGAAGCTACTATTTGCTATAACATTATGCTGACATAATGACATTAATAGTACCTGTTCATAATCAACTATTTCAGTATTGATTGGCGTAAAAGTTAGATGATGAAATGCTTCTTGTAATAAACCGATCTTTTCTTTCACCATGTCAGTATCTTGATTCTCATAAAAATATAGAATATTCCAATCACTTCTTCCTGTACGAACAATCATGTATTGTAATGCGGATTTATAATAGCTTGTATCCATAACTGGATGATTTTGTGGTTGATGTTTATAATCTCCAATACGAAAATGAAGAGAAATAGTATTATTAAAATCGCAAATTGTAGCATGTTTTAATTTGATATTTTCTCTCTGTTCGCTCAGTTTAATAAATTTAAATATATCTTGTTCTTTTTCTTGAAAATATTTATAGGATTGGAAATAACCATAAAATTTAAATGGTTTTCCTATTTGATTATATGGTATAGGTTCAGTGTAATGAAACCCATTTTCTCTATAAATCTGTAAATTTGGTTCGTATACTGATTTTACAAATGGTTTTAAAGATGAGAGAAAACTTTCCCAATAAAACGGTCTATCTGCTCTTGCCAAATTGTCCTTATGTTCAAAATAAAAAGGCACTTTATGGGTTAGTCCATATGATATTAAGCTGAATACTTGGAACAATTGGTTTCCTAGACCACCCATTATCTCAATTGTGATCATTATTTTTATAATATATTAAACTATTTTTAATATATTATTTAACAACATAAATATTGAATTTGATTAGTAAAATTTTACTATATTTTCTCCATAAAATAATCAATTGTTTTTTGAATACCTTCTTCCAACCCAATAATTGGTTCCCAATCGAGCATATTTTTTGCCTTTGATATATCTGGATTTCGTTTCATTGGATCATCTTGAGGTAATGGTTCATAACAAATAGTAGAACTACTATTAGTAAGCCTTTTTATTTCATTAGCCAACTCCTTTATGGTCAATTCATTTGGATTACCAATATTAATAGGACCATTTGTAACATTGTTGTTCATCAACTTAACCAATCCATTTAATAGATCATCAATATAACATACACTCCTCGTCTGCTCTCCGTCACCATAAATTGTAATCGGTTCATTTCTTATACATTGATTAATAAAGTTACTAACTACTCGTCCATCATCTTTATTCATCAATGGTCCATAGGTATTGAATATCCTAGCAATCTTTACATTCAACCCATATTTATTTTTATATTCCATCATAAATGTTTCAGCGACTCGTTTTCCCTCATCATAACATGAGCGAATTCCGATAGGATTTACATTTCCCCAGTATTCTTCTATTTGTGGAGATATTTTAGGATCTCCATATACTTCTGATGTAGAAGATAATAGAATTCTAGCATTATGTGTTTTTGCCAATTCTAATAAATTAATTGTTCCAAAAATATTCGTTTTTAATGTAAATAATGGATCAGACTGATATGCTTTTGGAGAGGCAGGACAAGCCAAATGATATATTTGATCTATTTTGGATATATTCTCTAGCTGTATTGGTTCTATTACATTATGATTTATAAAAGTAAATTTAGGATTGTCTAAACAATCTTTGACATTTTCGATAGAACCTGTAAAATTATTATCAATACATGTTATTTTATTACCTTCCGATAATAATTTTTTACATAAATTTGACCCAATAAAACCAGTTCCTCCAGTTATGACTATGTTCATAATATATTTGTATAAATATATTATAAATATGTCAACTTAACTCATCATATCGTCAATCAGTTTGTCTAAATCATATTCACGAGTCCAACCTAATTCCGTTTCTGCTTTGGTTGCGTCACCTAGCAAAAAATCCACTTCGCAAGGTCTAAAATATTTCTCATCAATTTTGATTACTATTTTACCAGTTGATTTATCTCTACCTACTTCATCAACACCTTCACCTTGCCATACAATCTCCTTACCGACTTTGGCAAAACATCTTTCTATAAAATCCCTTACTGTATATGTTTCTCCTGTAGCTAAGACATAATTATCAGGTTTCTCTTGCTGAAGCATGAGCCACATTCCATAGACATAGTCTTTTGAATGTCCCCAATCACGCTTACTATCAATATTTCCCAATTTCAATACATAATCTGATTTATTTTCACGTTCTTGTTCCACAATCTTCTTGACACCATTGACAACCTTCATCGTCACGAAATTCTCCCCTCGTCTTGGAGATTCGTGGTTAAAAAGTATTCCATTACACGCAAATAGGTCATACGCATCGCGATAGTTATTCACTAAAAAGTGACTATAGACTTTGGCACAGGCATAAGGTGATTGAGGATTAAATGGAGTCGTCTCTTTTTGTGGCTTTTCCAAGACGGCTCCAAACATTTCACTCGTTCCTGCTTGATAAAATTTGGTCCGCTGTATAACATCTGGTGGTAAGGTACGAATCGCTTCCAATAATTTCAATGTACCTAGACCATCGATTAATGATGTATATTCCGGAATTTCAAACGAAATCTGCACATGACTTTGTGCAGCCATATTGTAAATCTCAAATACTTCAAATCCCTCATTTTCTCTCGTCATTTTTGTAATGTAATTGGTTAGAGACGAACCATCAGATAGATCACCGTATTCTAAAATAAGTTTATCTCGAATATGATCTAGTCGTGTATGAGAATAAAGAAGTGAAGTGCGACGAACTATTCCATATACCTTGTAACCCTTCTCTATAAGCAACTCTGCTAAGTAAGAACCATCTTGACCAGTAATACCTGTTATAAATGCGATTTTTGACATATACGTATATAACAAGTTATATATTTATATAGAATTTTAATAAACTATACATATTTCATCCCAACCATATGACATTTTTTATGGATTCTGCTTTTTTTTGATTTTCTTTATAAAGTTGTTTTCGTTCTTGAAAATCAGCAATTTGTAATCCGATTTCTCGTCTGTCAGACATAATTGGTGTAAAAAACGATGTAGGTATTTTTATACTAGATTTTATAGTTTTATAACTACATACCCGGTTTAACATCTATACAATAACCCAATAATAAAAATTCTGCCTAAAAATATATTTTTTATCTTTATTCCACAGTCACAACCTTGGCTAAATTACGCGGTTTATCCGGATTAATTCCACGTTTGAGTGAAAGACGATAACAAATATGTTGTAAAACCGTCATGTAAATAATTTCCTGGAGTTCTTTGTTCTCAGGAACCACGATACAACGATCATTTTCTATTTCTTCTCCTAATTCGGCGATTTCACTAATCACCAATATATTAGCACCTCTTGTTTCAATCTCTTTATAGGCATTCCACATCTTTGCACTATTCTCTTGATTAATGAGTAAAATAACGGGATATCCGGAGTGTAATAGAGCAAATGGACCGTGTTTTAATGCGGTTCCAGAATAACCCTCTGCGTGTATATAGCAGATTTCCTTTAATTTAAGAGACATTTCCTTGGATACATGTTCCATACTACCCTTACCTAGAACAAATATATTTTCATGATTTAACATGTTTATATGAGACGGCTTAATTAAACAGTCGTGGTTATTGTTTATTAGATTGTCATTTATCCCCTTTATTTGATACGGTACATTTTTGATAGACTGACTAGTTGCTTCACTCATGATCACATTTTTTAGCTCTTGACTAAACCATAATGAAAACAGTTTGAATATAGTAACACTACTTGTAAATGACTTGGTAGAGGCTACAGCCACTTCTCTTCCTGCGTTCATGTAGATACCACAATCTGTTTCGCGAGCAATCATAGAATCAACCACATTGATCACTCCCATAGTAATAATATTCTTCCTATGTTGTATTAATTGAAGAACACGATGTAAATCTTTTGTTTCACCTGATTGGCTACACATGACTAGTAAAGTTAATCCATTCATTGGAATATCGGTTACTTCAAAATCAGCGGCATCAAAACACATACTATTATTAACACATTCCATTTGCTTTAAATAGTGACGTCCAATATGGCACGCATACAAACTGGTACCACATCCTAGGTAAATAACATTTTGAATATCATGGATTTGTTTTTGAATGTTGTTAAGACCTCCTAATTTAATTTTATCATTGTTTATTCTTGCTCCATTGTTATAGGCTCGCAAAAGTGATTCATTTTGTTCCATGATTTCTTTCAATGTCCAATGATCATATGGTTCAGGTGTCAAACTCATAGTCACATTGTTATTTTGTATTTTCGTTCTTTTTATGTTTGTAATAATACCGTCATTCAACGATAGAGTGACAAGATTGTCATTTTCTAGAGCATAATAATGTTTCATTTGGTCCAAGAATCCAGAAGACTCAGAACATGCCATTATATAATTGTCATTCTCTCCAATCAATATAGGAGAGCCATTTTTTATAATATAGACATTTGATGGATTGTCGATACATTGAATAACTAAACCATATGTACCCTCAAGCATCTCAATTGTTTTCATGATTGCCGAACCAATCGTTGCTCCTTCTGACGTCTCATTGTGTAAATGATAATCTATTAAATTAACAATAACTTCACTGTCTGTCTCCGAGTAAAAAATAAAACCTTTATCGAGTAACATTTTTTTCAGAGACTTGTAATTTTCAATAATACCATTATGAACCAAGCATATTTTACCTGAATTAGAAATATGTGGATGAGCATTGTCGTCACTAATAATCCCATGCGTAGCCCACCTAGTATGTCCAATACTAATAGGTGATTTATACTCTGATAATTCCTCAGTAAATGTTTTGAAATTGTCAATAGAAGTATCTAAACATGCTTTTTTATGAATACGCAATTTGTCATTCATTATACATGATAGACCAAAGGAATCATATCCGCGATTTTGTAAGCTTGCTAAACTTTGTAATAACAGCGTAATACTGTTAATAGTATTAATAGTATTATTCGCATTGTTTATTTTACATAATACAACAGATACGCCACACATTAATATAATATGTAATATAATATTAATCGATTATAATCGAATTTATAAATATTGTTCTTTTAATTTTTATAAATAACAATCTACTGTATCTATTTTATGACCAATAACTTTATCTGATTGAATAAGTAAGTGATCATTTCCATCTATTTCATATTTATCACCAAAATATATAATCTTATCATAATTGTCTTTTGTAATGGTTTCTAGTATTTGGATTTTATCGTATTCGCGTGGATAAATAGCTATACCGACAGTTCCTCCGTAAGTAACGCTTATTTCATTTTCAATGTTTAACTCGCGTAATTTATTATGTAATATCTCTAACAATTCCTTTCTAATAATGTCATTTTTGTTTAACGATTTAAAGTATTTTCTCTCTTCTTCTGTTGCTTGCATTCCTATACAAGATACATATATGATACCACATCGCAAATCTATAAAGTGTCCTGTTACAGTATATTCTGCTTTACTAAAATAAGAGAGACATTCTTTAATAAGTATATTAATTTTATCATACAAAAAATGAGTTCGAATATTCTTTTTGTATATAGTAGTAAGATTCATATCATTTGTTATAGAGGTCGTATTTTTATCATATACACAACCACATTCGCTAAAATAATGATCGAAATATATCTTATTTTTCATTTGTTTTAATATTTTATCCAGTGTTCCTCCGCCACATACAGCAATCTCATATTTATCTCTTAACTGATTTAATATTATGGCATTTTCATCCATTATTTCTAATGAAGATTCAGCCAAAGTACCATCCACATCAAACACAATAATATTATTTTTTGACATATAACATATATCTCTACTTGTATTCACGTATTTGAACTAAACAAATTCCATTGTAATTATATGATTTGTTACTGAATAAAAATAAATAATGTAATTAATTTTTATAAATAACAAGCAATATATTTACTCATGTCTGGGTTATCAAATAGAGGGTGATATTCGTGTTCTTCTTGATGTTTATTAAGTGGAAGATATTGGTTATTAACAAGAAACGTAACATAATCCTTCTTTCTTGGCCAGACAAATAATTCGTGATACACTTTTTTATCGAAGTAATTTTTGGTGGTTAAATTGTGCTTTTTTAGCATTTCACCAATTGTTATACTATTAAACATACCAAATATATGAGTAACATTGCTAACATTCCAAATATTTAGAGGTTGGTTGAATGATGAGGCATCATAAAACATCCAACTCATATTAGTAACATTACTAACATTCCAATTATTTAGAGGTTGATTGAATGATCTGGCTCGGTAAAACATACAACTCATCTTTGTAACATTAGAAACATCCCAATTATCTAATGGTTGATTGAATGATTTGGCTTCAAACATAAAAATCATATCAGTAACATTACTAACATTCCAATTTGATAATGGTTGGTTGAATGCATTGGCGCCAGAAAACATATAACTCATATCAGTAACATTACTAACATTCCAAGTATTAATATGTCCGTACTTTTCCTCTCCTTCTTTTTCATTTCTTGTATATAGATTAACCGCTATTCGAATGGTTTCGTTATTAAACTCCATTGTAATTATATATTTTCTGTATTTGTTAGTGAATAAAAAACATATAATATAATCAATTTTACAAATAATATTCAATGGCGTAAACAATTAAAAATGGATTTTTTATAAAAATGTTCCAGAGATTTGTTAAAATATTTACACAGTTTATCATCATTTTTATATACGTATGCGTTTTTACAGTTATAAATATATTGCATACGCGAATCCAATAAAATAGGAAGATTATACGCACGAGCATAGTTAATAGTGGACGTTAATTTATTACGATAATACATGGAATTTCTTTCTTCGGAAATACATGGAAATACGCAATAACACGACAAAAACATGCGATGATAGTCTAAGAATCCAAGATCACATTTTATTTCTACCTTGTCCTTATATAGTGCATATAGGTCTATTAATTCGGGACAAGGTGGTCCTTTTCCGATAATAATGAATTTAAATGGAAACTCATATGTCCCCTCTAAAATTTTAGAAAGCAATTTGAAATCTCTTCTATATGCACTTAATTCGCCCTGTATAATATAAGTAGGTATATCGTTTTTTATTTTTGGTTCCTTACAAAATGGTAACACATCACAATAAATATAATTATTATTATTCAATGGAGTAACAAAGTGTACATTTGGTATTTTTTTCATGTCAGCTGATACATCGTGACATATATAGTGATGATTGTGCGAAACATTAGATTTCACCATTTCGTATTCAATACCATACACGCTACAATTAATTAAAAAATCGTACCCGAAAAACTTGTGTTCGTTAATAGTAACGTTTGGGTATTTGTCTTTTATGTATGTTGAATATTCTATATTTTCAGGCATTTCTAAAAATATATGAGGCGGTGATATTTGCTTATTTATATTCAATATCTTATAATATTTATGAATTACCGTCTCAATAATTTCGTAATGATATGCTTTATTATTTATTACTAATATTATCATTATTTATTATATCGCCAGATAATAATATACACAAATCATATCACTAAGTTGTTTTAACTAAATATACTTACATTTATCATGTGATTATTTGTTTTTAAATGAGTATAATATAAATATCTGTTATAAAAACTTTAATATGGGTATATAAATGGAAATAATGCATGGGCATGAATGGACTGGTGAAGTAGAAGAACTTCTTGAAAAATTACGCATTAACTGCGTCAATCTAAGCGAATATCATAGACAACAATACTATCATTATAAGGGATATGGAAAGTATTTTAGAATTCCAATTATACTTCTGGCTTCAATTAATTCAACAGCATCGGTTGGGTTACAACCTGTATTGCAACAACAAATTATTAGTGGTATCACTTGTTTAATAGGAATGTTAATGGGTATTTTAGGCGCGATTGAATTATATTTAGGTATTCAAGATGCGATGGAATTAGAATTAAAACAATCAAAGGAATTTTATTCTTTAGCAATCGATGTTTATAAGGTATTGGCACTGCGCAGAGAGAACAGAGGAGGAGATGGAAAAGATTATTTAAATAGTCAGTATTCTTATTATGTCAAACTATGCGAATCAAGTAATTTATTGACAAGAAAATTGAAAATGGATATGTTAATAAGTATTCCCGATTATACGATGGATTCGCCTGCGATAATAACCAATGTGTATAATAGACAGTCATCATCTATTTATACAAAACCTCGTCCAAGTATTAATTCGGATAATATCGACTTAATTGAATTAAACAAATTATCTGGTACTAATGTTGCTACTAATGTTGCTACTAATGTTGCTACTAAAGTTGCTACTAATGTTGCTACTAATGTTGTAAGAGATAATATACCAAATAATGTTGAGATTGTCTTACACGAATCAGTAGATGAGAATCAAGAATTACTTAATCCTTCAGAAACTGCTTTAAATATTGACACCCAAACCAATATAGATGGAAATGAAAATGTATAAATTCATAATTTACATTATTTTATAGTAAATTATGAAAAATGACTATGATACCCACGCACAAAAAAAACGCTTTTTATTTTTACACTTTTAATATTTAAAATTTCCATCTATTAGCGCAGTCCATACAAGTTACAAATGTAGTCATAGGTTCATCGGCACTACGTGTTTGAAGTTGGTAGTAAGTACAATTGTTGCTTTTACACTTGAAACAAGTGAATTCACTGGAAGCATTATGACGCGATTCGTATTTGCTTTTATCACGTTTTCTTTTTATATCAATCATTTCGTCCCATCTTTCAGGGTCCATTTCTTGATGGGTCAGGAAAGCAATCTCGTGTGGTTTAATTGATTTTTCAGTGATTAGCTTTTTCAAGTGAGGCGTGTTTTTAATATTAAAATATATAGTTCGCAACTTATCTGAATAAATTTGGACAAAATACGAATTATCCCATTTTTTAACAATATTTCTTCGCGATGCCTCCTTTAACACGCTATTAAATAGACCTTTCTCGAGATTAATTGCCTGATTGTCTGTATATGACACAATTTTTCTCAACTGTTTTGCAACGTTACTGCGAAATGAAACCGAATCTTCTACTATTAACGCTGACATAATTATTATATTATTATTGTGGGTAATATTTAAATCAATTTTTTATTCTTCATCACTATATTCATATTCCTCATAATCTAATTCTGAACCACAATCCTCAATTGATTCTTCATCTTCATCCTCATCTACTACATCATTCGTATCTTCTTCACTTGAATCAATTAAATAAGATACTCCATCTTCGTCTTCGTCTTCGTCTTCGCCTTCATCGTCCTCGCCTGTTCCAATGATTACTTCTTCATCATCACTATTATCGACAACAAATCCGTCTTTAAGATATCCACCGACTTTTGTTTTTAGGGAGGCTGGTAGATCTTCCAGTTCATCTTCTTCATCATCATCATTAAATTCATCTAAATTTTCAAATCCTCCAAATAAACTTTCGTAAATCTTATTCCATTCATTTACGGAAAGACTATTCAGTTCTCCGTTTTTATTTTTATTGATAATCGCAAGGTTTCCAAAATATAGGTCATTATCAATGGGTGGAGGCATGTCATATTTGTTTTCAGTATTCGCCTTGCCTTCGTCTCTTGCATATATGCTAATGTTATATGTTTTTTTTCCGACAACCAGATTGTTCCATGAGTGTCGCAATTCAAATCCATCTGCCTTTCTGAAATTGCACGATTTATATAAATTATCCAAGTCTTTACATAAAGATTGCTTTATTGTTCCATTTTTTTCGATAACGATAATCTCGGTCATTATTTTGTATTATTATAATAAATGGTTTTAAATGGTTTATTGAAATTATATTATTGACTATAGAAGATATGTGTAAAGATGCTTGGTATTTTCAAAAACTCAATACATGTTGATTTGTTAGCCAATATTCGATTTTGTATTGATTATATCAAACTGGTTTAAATGTTTTATATAATTAAATATTAATGAAAGTATATCTGGAAAATATACAGCATATAAATATGAAAAAAATGGTAGACTATAAAACATCGACCACTAAGCAGGTTAAATTATATTCCCCAGATGGAATATTTGTTATAGATAGAGGTAATTACAAAAAAGAATTAATAAAAGAAGGTGAAAGCAAAAGAATAATCTATAACAAAACTAATTTAGTAACAGATACAAGCACCTTATATTATGAGACGGAACATAAAATTCCGTATGAACATATACAAGTAGAATATACGAAACAAATGTATCATTTAAGACAAAAGGCAATAGTCGGATTTTGTGTTGTTTATGCGAACGGATGTATAGTAGATGCTTATTTCGAAAGTAAGAAGTATAATGAAAATGATTATGCTTTAAAGGAAGAGGTATTGTCGTTTATTAAGTTGATAAATTAATATTTCATATGTATATTATGATACATTGGTTAGTATATAATATAATAATATCGCTATTAATAATTTCTATGAGTCATTATTTATATAATTATTTCATTATTCATTTTACTAAGCCGAAAATAATAGATCTTATTACGCAACCAAATGACAAATACAATGATATTTTAGATAAAATTTCATCTGATAACGTATTGCCAATCGTTCGTGATACAAAAGAAAAGGATGATGAGTCTATATCCACTAATATGGTAGATGAACTACAGACATTTTTGAGCACACAAATTCAATCACAAGAGGCACATTAATAGACAATATAATTATGATATAAAGGTGTTGGTATATAAACAACTATAATAATGTTATCTGATTACGATAAAAAAAATATTCTTCAACAATTTCCCAAAATAGAACTTTGTTATGATAAAGTAAATCATAATAAAGTTTCCACCGATTACTGTATAGCAATTCCACAAGGACGAAAATGCTTCGCATGGTTTACCTGTTTTAAAAACAAGTATGTATGTATTTTATTAGAACAGGGATTTCAAAATAAAACGACGGATATTCGAATTTATAATTGTTGCTTTAAAAATGAATTGGCATTTGGAACTATTTTATATGGAACATTCTTAGACCGTCGATTCTTCTATACTGAAGATATTTATCATTATAAAAATAGTAGTGTTCAAACTATGAACAATCACAAAAAAATGATATTACTACAAACTATATTTGAGACAGAACTCAAGCGTATGTCCTATTTAAAAAGCGATATCATTTTTGGACTACCGATAATTAAATCTAATTACGACGATTTGTATAATGCTATTATACAGCTTCCATATAAAGTATATGGAGTACAATTTAGAAATATGAATAATACGTTTCGATGTACATATCCTATGAAAAATGAGACTATTATGCGTGCGAACTTTGTAGTAAAGGCGTCTCTACAAAATGATATTTACGAACTATATTATACAGTAACTAAACGCGGACTAATGCGATATAGTACAGCACGTATTCCTAATTACACCACAAGTGTAATGATGAATAAATTATTTAGGACAATTAAAGAAAATGATAATTTAGATAGATTAGAGGAAAGTGATGATGAAGACGAATTTGAGAATGTGGATTTGGATAAATATGTAGATTTGAATAAGCGCGTAATTATGGATTGTATATATGACAGTAAATTTAAGAAATGGACACCAATTAAAGTGAGTGCGAATAAAACAGTTGTAAATGATTACGAAATCAAGCGCATGGAAAAATAAAATAGTGCATTATATTATATGTCTAAATTTTCTGATTTTAGCTATAGCCCATACACAAATTCAACAAATAGTCAATTTAATCCTGCGTTATATAATAACAAAGGGGCAAATGCTGGTTGCGTAGGAACTAAAAACATGGCCGGAGGAGCTAATGTGCCAACCAGTTCTTTTTATGGATTAAAAAGTGTCGATGCTGATACCGCATCTACTATGCGTGGTTCATACGCACCCATAACTATACAATCACATAGTCAATGTGCTGGAAGTAGAAAGCGTCGCTCAAAAAAAGGAACTAAGAAATCGCGCAAATATGTTCGCAAAACATGTGGTATGTGTAAATGCTGTAAATGTAAATGTTCTACATGCCGCGTTAGCAAAACATCCCGCAAAAGTTGTAACTGCAAATGTTGTAAATGTAAATGTGCTAAATGTCGTCGCAGCAGAACGTCTCGTAAAAGATGTGGTCTCAAATGTAAATGTGCTAAATGTCGTCGTAGTAAGTCAAAAAAAACAAGACGTCGTCGACGCACAGTTAAACGTATTAAGATGAAAGGAGGAAGTGCTCTGAGTAACGCAAGTTATACAACACTCACTAAATTATCGCCTACCGAAAGCATGATGGCATCACCTATCCCTTTTGCTAAAACTGAATCATGTGTTGATAATTACAATCATTTCAAAGCTTAATTAGACATTTACCTTTTGGTATAACCTCAGTCGGTATAGATTTGCCTTCCAAATTGGTAGGGTCTTTGCTCGATGCTCTCATAACGGTATAATTTTCTTTTTTATAATAAGTATACCGTTTCCTATATTGATTCAAGAATACATCATGTTGGTCAACAATATCGATTACAATCGGCTGTGTATGTTTCGCTCGTAAAATACGACCAATAGATTGGGTAACATCTGTTTTAGGTGTCGCCATCACGAGTGTGGTAAGCGTTTTGATATCCAACGCTTCTGATGCCATAGCATACGTAGCAATAATAATATTTTTAGTTTCACTTATCTTCAAATCTTTTTCTTTCATACCTCCCAAATAATATCCTACTGTAGCGATATTATGGTGTTCGATTGCTTTAAATAGATAGGTTAGAAGGTTTTTATTATGTGCTAAAATCATGATTTGCTGACCATCGTTTGAATTATATAACTCACGAACAAGGTCGATAATAAATTCACTTCTCGGAGCAAAATTACATAGCTTCGAAATCATAGTACTGTATTTTGGATTTCCTCGAAAGTCATATTCCATTTCATTGAATTTGTCGTCTTCGCAAATATAATCATATGCGCGCACGATAACATTGTCGGTGCCTTCGCGTTTTTCTTTATAAATAATATCTCCTAAAAACATTTTGAATACTTTTGATAGTCCATCTTTTCGCTGCATTGTCGCTGATAACCCAAGCACACATGGTGTTACTATTTTGAATAGGGAACGAACAAATACTTCGGCAGCAATATGATGGACTTCATCCACTACGATAAGTCCGAAACTGGAGAATAATTCGTATGGATATTCTTTCATAGAGAGTGATTGTAGCATACCAATAACAATATCTTTATCTTCAATATCGCATATCTTGCCTTGAATTCTTCCAACGCGCGTATTTGGTAGGAACTGTTCAATGCGTTCAATCCATTGATTCAATAAGAATCCCTTGTGTACAATTACCAGTGTTTTTTTCTTAAGTTTGGAAATAATACTTAGAGCACATATTGTTTTACCTCTACCACACGGTACTTCTAATAATCCTCCACCGAAACCACCAGTAACTGATCGCATATATGTATTGACAATGTTTTCTTGATAATCGCGCAATCCTCCTTCAAACGCGAGATTGATTTCTTCACCTGGTGTTAGTTGGTTTTCTTGTGCTGGTCCAAATTTTTTTTCGCCATAATAACGCGGAACGTATATTTTTTGAGAGGATTCTCTATAAACCGGAAATTTTTCCACTTTTACCATACTTTTAGGAACATGAGGTCCTACACGTAACTCATCGCATACCGTTTTATATGTTGAATCGCTGATACTATTTTTATAAATAGTGTAACCTTTTTGACCCAAATATGTTTTGGCTTCTGTTGACATTGTATTTTATGATAATATATGTTTAACATTTTTTTTATCAATTTTAAATAAAAAATATTAATATGATATATATGCAATCTTTAAAAAGTTTATTTAAGCAAGTAAAATCAGGTGAAATGATGGTAGCAGTTGTATTATTAGTATACGTATTAGTGGATGTGAAGACTCCTGATAGTTTAGCTGAACTAATTGATACCGTATATGGACAAATTGTCATTATTTTGGGAGCACTTGCTCTATTCTCAAATAGTCATCAATTAGTTGGTATACTGGGATTATTTGCTGCTTATTTACTTGTTGTTCGTTCGAGTAAGACGACAGGTTCATTTGCTGTCGAGCATTTGATGCCATCTGAAGAAAATAAATATGACGAAATGATTGAGGCAAATCCTCCTGTTCCTCAATCATTAGAGGAAGACGTTGTCAAAAATATGGTGCCTTTGGTTCAAGATATGTCGAGTGGAGAACAATCATATCAACCAATTCTTGATAGTACTATCGATAGTTCAATGTTATAAATAAACCTTAAAAATTTAATTTACCATATTTATTATAAATTAAATTTATTCTTTCACTTCTTTGAATTTATCCCAACCTGACTTGGTAATTTTATATACTCCCATTAAACCAATAAATGAGATTATTATTATTACTACAGGATTGGAAAAAAATTCTTTGACATCAAAGTTACTCTCGCTGTCACCTCCAGACCCACTATTATCGGAACCTGATTTATTTATATTGTATAATATTTCTCCTTGTTCGCCTACAGGAGAACAATCAATATAAATACCTTCTCCCGATCCAGTTTTAGCATTACCTGTTTTGTTATAAAATAGCATGGGTCCTGTTTGTGTTGAATAGGGATGTGTACTAATAATTTTAGATAGTTTATTGATGTGTTTTTTACTTAAGGCCACATATCCATTAGATGGATGATATACAACATAATTATTGGTTCCGGAACATGGATTGTACATTAAAGACCCTTCATATGAATAAAATGGCGATTTAGGTATGAATTCTTCTAATGTAAAATTAGATAAATTAACATTCACACTCTCTCCGTCTCGTGGAGCACTTGAGGAAGCAAAATTGATAATAGTTTGTAATAACTGGGTAGATGTAGACGACTCTTCACTTTTTTTAATAGGAATACATACCAGAAAATTATTACCATCTCCTCTATGATTAATTACAATTTCGCCTGCTTCTTTCTTTCCAGAATATGTATGGATAGATGGAATATAAACTCGTATATCGGCGACTTCCATATTTGTTGAATTATATTTGACCGGAGGGACTTGTGTAGCCGAATGTTCGATTGCCAAATATCCACCTTTATTGTGTACAATACACTTACTTTTAGGATAGTTATGTATATAACTGCACTTTGATGAACATTCTGCTTTAACTGATCCTTGAGATATATCTATAGGTGCTGTAGAATTATTACAACTCATTAATATAACTATATAAATAAAAAATATGCTTTTAATTTATATAATAAAAAAATGAAAAAAAACATGAAGATAAATAATAAGCAAAAAAAATCATCATTTAGAAGAAAAGATAAAAATCTTCGTAAAAAAACACTCAAGAAGTATCACAAAAAATCCTTTGCTAAAGGGAAGAAACAAAAAGGTGGAATTGAACTTTCACACGTTGATCAAACTACTCAACAAATTAATATTACATCTTCCGTAAATAGTGACCTCAAAAAAAAACAGAGGGGTGGAAAAAGGCGAAAAGAAATACAAAACATGTTTCTAAAGGCGAATAAATTCGCAAATAAATACATAGAAACAAATATAGAGCGTGTATCAAGTGGCGGAAAACAGAAACTTGACTTTATTAGTTTCAAAAATATATTCAATTCAAAAAGTGAAGAAACTATTAAAAAAGAGCAAGATTATAAAGAAAATAAGGAAGAAGAAGATAATAAGGAATCCGAAGAAGAAAAAGAAGATAATAAGGAATCCGAAGAAGAAAAAGAAGATAATAAGGAATCCGAAGAAGAAAAAGAAGATAATAAGGAATCCGAAGAAGAAAAAGAAAATGAGGAACCTGAAGAAAAACCAAATAAACTTTCAAGATTTAGTAAATTTATATCGAGAAGTAAGGCAAAGGAAGATCCTATAGAACCTGATTTATCAGAACATGATAGCGCAACTGATGATAAAATAATGATCAACAAAGAGAAGGATAAATACGTATGGATACGAGTAAATATTCCGAGAGATAAGGATGTATTAGTTCAATCTGATACATCAGGCACACTCGAAGAAACCCTTAAAACATTCAAGGAATCACCAGCAGAATAGAGTATTAGAAATAATGTATTAACCTTCAGAACCCCTTCTTTTTTTTACTATATTAGATATATTTTTCACATAGACCTGTTTCATTTCATGAAAATCATGAAATGTAAGTAAAATACTATCAATTAAATAGTTTAGTTCTTTACATTCTATATAGGTATGTTTCATTCGTATTAATCCGACTGCTATATGTTGGTTTAATAAATCAGTATCTTGTAACAAATCATAGGTTAAGTAGTTATGATTAGATTCATCCAATAATTTATCTAATAAATTCATGTAACGTGAAAATTCTTGTTCTATAAAGTTTGTCAACGTTTCGCTATTTTGATTATTGAAAAATCTATAAACAGGGCTTAACAATGGCATACATTCGTCCCTTTGCAATATATTACCAATGACAAGTGGTTTTTCCCCTTCGTTAATATCCTTTAATAATTCAACTTTTTCGCAAAACTCGTCGAATGTTTTTCTATATGGTTCATCCTGTTTAATTGGTAGTTGAATTGTATATGTATTCATTGTAAACTCAATATATTAAAAAATCAATAATTATTCGTAACACGAAATTTTTACAAATAATTTTACGTTTTTTTTCCAATTAGTGTACTACCTGCTGCTATAATCTCCTCTTTAGTCTGATCCATATTTTTTACATAATAAAGATCTTGATCATTACCATTTTCTAATATTTCACCAACTGTTAATTCTTTAAATTTTCTTTTTGAATCTTCGTCCAAAAACTCACAATATTTTTCCAAAAACCAAGTTAATGTAAATACCGGTTTTGACCACGGTTCGATACAATGTTTAATTATTTTAATTTTTTTTTCAAATAGATTTTGTAAACCAGCAGTAGTCATATTATAATAATGATGAGGATATCCGTGATAAGGTTGTAAAAAAGGAACATCGGCATAAACAATTCCACCGGGTTTCAATACTCTTATCATTTCATCTGCATGAATCCATGGATTCTTTACATGTTCTAAAACTGCTAACGACAAAATAACATCAAATGAATTATCTTTAAATGGTAAGTTATCTCCATCGCATATAATATCTGTCGTAGGATAATTAAATATTTCTGTATTTATAACATTTGGTAGTGAAAAATATCTGTCGGTGTTTTTTCTATATCCTGCGCCTATATTTAATATTAAATCATTCCCTTTGATTAATTCATTTATATCACTATTCTCTCCCCATTCATTTGCGGATTCTGTTTCATTGATACCGATTTTATATGGTTCAATAAAATAATTGTTTGAAGCAGGATATTTTAATTTATCTTTAATTAATTTCTGCTTATTTTTTTTGAACATGTTTAATTTGGAACTTATTTCTCTTCCATCATTAATTCTATTTTCTAAATAATCGATTATATAATCATTATCATTTTCAAAAAATAAATCTTTATTATGTTCTTTGTAATAATCTAAATCTAAATATATTAAATGTATATTGTTTTCTAATAATGTTTCCAAATTATAAATTCTATTTTCATTTTTACCGTTTGAATTAAAATGATCTATTAATTGTAAATCGGTGTGATCTTTTAAATCATTATTAAATTTCCTATAAATTGTACAATCCATATTATATATATATATGTGTATATAAAATATTTATCTGCGTCTTGATGCCCGTTTTCCTGATGCTGTATTAGCAATACCAATACCTTTGGGTGCGTTAGATAAACTAAACGTATTATTGTTATACAATAATCTGAGTCCAAATGGATTTGCTACCGGTGGTATTATATTGAACGCAAAATTTCTATTCATATAATAATAGTCAATAATATAATAATATCACAAAAAACCATTCGAACTATGAAATATTAATTTATATAGAAATAATCTATAAATTAATAAAATACGCAAAACACGGTCTTTAATAAAACTATGGACTCTATTATACAAGTCGCCACTGCTATCCACATGTAGTACGTGTATATTAATATTTTTTCATATAAAACCATTAGATGAATGGAATATATCTCATTGGCGCGTTGTCATAAACGGTCACTTTGAATGTATCATTATATCCTTCAATGAAAACGGTGTCTCCATTATACAAATTATCACATCCATATTCATTCGTACAACTACGCCCATTATGTGATACAGGTAATTTAATTCCCCGCTCTTTGTCATTTATACAGTAATATTGCCATTTATCGCGATTTGTAATCAATGGTCGTCCCATTAACGGTAATATAGTAGTTCCATTTTTACCATTCAATGGAGTTAGGATACCCATCTGTCTATATGTTTCGTCTACTCCTTGTGTAGGAACATTGACTGGTATATATCCTCTTATGTCTCTTGCAGCCACTAAAAATCGTTCATCTTTTAAAGGCGGAGAATAAGGGTCACTCATAGTATCGTGGGCTGGCGGTAAATTTGTATATCCGTAATTGGGACGAAGATGTGAATGTGAAGCTGTTTCTCTCTGAACGACAACAGTATTATTTTTTTGATATAGAGAGAAAAGGTATACAATTACAATAATTAAAATGATTACAATAAGAATAATCGTTACATTTTCAAAACATATTACACCGGGTGCACATTTCTTAACCATATTATATTAAGTATTTAAAATAATATAATATAATAGCTGTCATAACTGATTATTTTGAACCACCCATACCGTGACCTAATGACTGAACCATTTTACTGAGACCTTCGATATTTTTCATATCGAATCCTTTTAACATATCTTTGGCATTATTTAACATTGGTTCTAAAGTTTTCATGGATTCACCTAATTGTTTTTGTCTATCCATTAATTGCATAGTGTCTTTTGTTAAATTTGACATACCATCTCCGCCTATCAATTTCTCAAGGTTTCCATAAGATTCCTTAATGCTTTTATCATAGTCGATTGAATCTCCGCCAACCGCAGCATCATCGTTGTTATCTGTTCCGCCTGACATAGTAGCCATATTTTCAAATAAAGCTTTTTTCTTGTTACTGAGTTCTACTCCAGTTATATTTGTATTTGCTATTTTTGATGAAGCTACCACCGTTTCCTGTAGACCCATAGATGCCATAAATTCTCTGGTTTTTTTAGCTGTGAATAATACATTTGTTGTTGTCATAGCAGCCAATAGAATGATAATCATATTCTTACTAAAGTAACTGGTTAAGAATCCGACTAAGATAAAAAGAATTAGTGAGTCAAATTCCTGTAGAGTAATATATCCTAATACATTTGTAATTGAAAAAAACAATGTGGCATATAATACATATTTGTTCGTTAGCAAACTATTAATACTTTTCAAGTTCATTATATATATATTTCCCGAGAAAATATATATATTTAATTAATCATATCTTGTTATTAGTATTATACAAATAACACTCCTCATTTTTTACATACGAGTCTTGGAACGAGTCTTGGAACGAGTCTTAGAACGAGTCTTAGTGCGTGTCTTAGAACGAGTTTTAGATTTGTGAGTTTTAGATTTGTGAGTTTTAGATCTGCGTGAGTTTGTTCCGTACTTATATCCTCCTCTACGTCTTCTTGTTTTTGAGCCACCTGGTCCGGCTGCTTGTGGGTCCGCGAGTCTTCGTATATTAGGATCCGCTTCAGGATTCAATGGGTTAAGGGCAGCAAGCGGATCATTTTGTGGTACAGATGGTAGTTGTGGTATGCGTTGATTACCTGGCCCTCTTGGTCCACCTTGATTACCTGGTCCACCTTGATTACCTTGATTATCCGCGTTATCTAACATACCTTCTACTTCTGTTAATTGTGTGTTTATCGCAGTAAGTTCTCGCTCAATATCAGTATTTTCGTTCAATAGCTCTACTGCTCTATCTAATCCAGCCATAATATTGTCTAACTCCCTATCAAATCCATCCGTCTTTTTTAATCGCTCTTCAAGTTCAGCGCGTGCTTGTATACATTCGTCTCTCGCCTCGACTATTCCGCGAATTCTACCAAGCAATGAAGCTATTCGTCGTGTAATTGCTTGAAGAGCACCAAGTGTTGCTGTTCTCGATTGATTTAGAACAGAAGCCTTTCGTGTAATTTCAGCAAGTCGTCGGTTAAGTTGCATAACCTTTTCATTTAATCCTAAATTGGCGTTATCCATTGAGTATAATATATGAAAATAAAATATATTATGCGATTATGAGTTTTTAATTCCCTTTATTTTTTACGCCTATTTGTTTTTCTGTTCTTACGTTTTTTACGCGTGGTTCTCTTTTTACTTCCTCCGAATGACGTCTTAAATATTTTAAGGTAAAGCGCCTTATTATTATTAGACCATGAAGCTTCAGTTTTTTTAATTTTATGTTCTCTATCCCATTCCATTAATTTTGTTGCTGCGTTAGATGTCTTAGTAGATGTATTACCTGGAGTGGTTTTATCAAATATTTCATTCTTTAATTTAGTAATTAAAGCTTGACGCATAACGGATTTTGATTCAGTTGTGGCTGCTGGTGACGCCACTGTTTCTACTGGTGTTTCTACTGGTGTTTCTACTGGTGTTTCTACTGGTGTTTCTACTGGTGCGGGTGCTACTGGTGCGGGTGCTACTGGTGTTTCTACTGATGCTGATGGTATTTCTACGGTGTCTTCTATGGATGTTTCTTCAGTTGATGCTGGTATATCTACTGTTGTTGCTGTTTCTACTGCTGTAGAACTATCCACAGCAGCGTCATTGGTTTTAACTTTACTTTCGGTTTCTTCTACACTTTTCTGAAGACCATCAATATCTCCTTCTAAGTCTGTTAACGCATTTCCAATTTCATCTCCATTTTTTTTAACCTCGTTTACTTTATTATTTGTTTCGTCTGTAATTTGTTGAATTGTAGCAATATTAGAAGCCAATGATTCATTCAATGTAACTATTTCTGCTGCTTGTGTAGCAATAGTGTTTTCAAATCCTTCTTGTAGTACTTTTTGTGCTGCGCTATTCTCTCCTGTTTGATTTTCAAGCGCTAATTTTTCAGCATCAAACCCAGCTTTTGTTTCAGCCATTAATGCTACTTGGGCAATTGTTTCCTCTTTACATTTAGAAATCTCAGCATTGGCAGCCTCTAATCCTTCAGACGCAAGATTAAATGTCTCACTTGCGGCAGTAATATTAGCGACAGATTCTTGGATTTTCACAATTTTCTGTCTAATTTGAGAAATCTTTTCCATGTTTGTAGTTTTATTTTCAGAACTTTGTGTAATTATCCCAGTTATCTTATTTTTCAACTCTTCGATTTTATCTGTGAAAGACATATAGTATATATATTACTGAAATAATATATAATTATACTAAAGTAAACCTTAATCTGTATTTTTATCTGTAATATTAACAATTTCGTCTATTTCTTTTTGTATCTGATTCATTTCTGTTACTATTTTTTTTTGCTGCGATTTGGCTTTACTTATTGATTTATCCGCCCCATCTGTTTGTTCTAATAAGTTATCTAAATAATCCGCAATTACACTCATAGATCGATATTGTTCTTCCTTTATTTTTTTAATATAATCGTAGTGCTGCTTGTAATTATCTTTCACTTCAGATAAGAAGTTGTTTTCAGTAGACAGCTCGGTAATATTATCATATTTATCTTTTAACATGTTTTTTCTATAACCCAATTCTATCTGCAAATTATCTAATAATTTATCGCGTATTGAAATATCCATATATATATAAATACTTGCTATAAATAATTATAGGATAATTTATCTATGTATGTTACCATTTAGATAAAATTAAAAGTATAAAAAAAATAAATTTTTTTTTTTAAACATTTTTGTATTATTTATTAGGAGTATTACATACCATATACGCGTATTCGATATCGAATATATTATTATCAATTTCTTTACTTTTTGATAGTTTTGTATTAAGATAATCACTACATGTTCCACAATGGTCTTGATTTGAATAATCTACGACAAGAGAGGTTTGCTCTTTAGACCGCATAGCCCATCTCCCCATAGGAACCTGGCTGGTTTGACCACATGATCTAATAACATTTGCTATATGTGAGAATGTAATACGTGATGGAATCGACATTTTAGATTTATTAATATAATAATAATAATAATAAATTAATATAGGTTCAATTTTTTATAAATATTCAAAATAAAAAATTTAATACAAATTATTTTTTATAAATTTTAATTATACAGAAATTTCAGGTTCGGAGATAGACTTGAATACATGATGTATCTTTTGCTGTTCTTTGATGTTATTATAAAATGAAATCACCTTTTTACTTAGTTTTATTTTAGACACGTCGAATGATTTCAAATATAGACCGTCTAACGATTTTACACGTGAAAGAGCAACATAGGTTTGACCACAAGCAAATACATTAGAACCTATATCAATCTCGGCGCAATCCATTGTTGCTCCCTGCGACTTGTGAATCGTAATAGCCCACGATAATCGAAGAGGAAGTTGCTTTACACCAATCGTCTTGATTTTTTCACTTTGCCATGTGTGGTATCCAACTGTTTTCACAATATTATTTTGAAATTTTACTATTGGCAACCCATCTGAAGTGAATTCAGTAATAATTCCTTGACTACCATTACAAATGTCATTGTCCATATCAATATTTGCAATACACATAACTTGTGCTCCTACCTTAAGTTGAAGAATATTATCACAATTCACGTTCTTCATTAGAAATTCTGCCTCATACTCCACTTCAGTTGGCGTAAATATATTATATTTACTATTATTTGAAATGTCTTTACCATATTCATCGAGTACAGGACAATCACATCGCCCCTTTTTAAATGATACGCGCTCTCCAGGAATGTTTTTCATTTCTCTTTCATTAATAGCGTCTACCTTCGACCGTGTCGGGCAAATAACTGTGGGCTTCATATTATTTACAGTGGTATCCACTTGACGTCCAACATATGATTGTAGTGTAGCAACAGATGACTTTGTCATTTTTCCGTCACGAATCTGTGTGAGAATTTTAATATATAGCTCATCCGTTTGCCGAAAAATCTTGTCAAATATGATTTGTTTTTCAAATACTTGATTCCATAATTCAGATTCAAAACAATACTTACATGTATCCGGTTCATCTGGGTCGCCTACAGGAGATAATTGGTGAAAATCGCCTGAAAAGATCACCTGTATCCCGCCAAATATCCGGTCATTCGAGCGACATTTCTTAGCAATCAGATTGAGAGCATGAAACAATTTACACGACATCATACTGACTTCATCAATAATCAACACGTCTACCTTTCTCCAGTTCCTTTTTTTGAATTTATTAAGAGAAATATCTATAGCCAGTCTTTCAATATCGCCATTACATAGACCGACGCCTGCCCATGAGTGAATTGTTTTAGCATTACATTGAAGCAAAATACACGCACATCCAGTAAGAGCACATACATGGCATTCTTTTTCATTTTGTTTGGCATCTTCCACAATGCGCTTTATAAGTTGCGATTTTCCAGTTCCACCAGGTCCTGTAATAAATACATTTTTCCCCTCTTGGTAGCATTCAAATGCTTCTTGTTGCGTGTTTGATAATTGCATGATATAGTTATATCATATATTAGAATGTGTATACATAATCAATTTTAATAAAAATACTATTTGTTATAATTCATTTAAATTATTATTATCATATGGTATAATTGATTTTTATGAAGTATTTAGGTGGTAAACAACGATTAGGAAAATATATTGCTCCCGAACTACTTGGTATATGGGAGAATGACGACTCATTAGTTGGTTATATGGAACCGTTTTGTGGTTCATTGGGTGTATTAAAAAATATGGCTGGCGATGAAAGTGTCAAAAAAATACATGCGAATGACTATCATCCAGACTTGATACAAATGTGGAAAGAAGTGAAAGCTGGTACGTTCAAATTCCCCACTTCCATATCAGAGAAGGAATATAATGATGCGAAGGAATTGAAGAGTCCGAGCGCGATGAAAGCCTTTGTAGGATTTGGTATGAGTTTCGGAGGACGTTTTTTTGGAGCGTATTCGCAGAAATACCTTAACGGAAAGAAAGAAGATTTCTGTAAGGAGATGGTGAATAGTTTGAACCGCATTGGACCTGTGCTAAAGAAGGTGAAATTTACGAACAAGGATTATAAAACATTAAAACCGAAGAATATGTTGGTATATTGTGATCCTCCTTACGCTATAACTAAATGGCCTATTAAATATCGACGTGATACTAAAAAATATGATGTATTCGACAATGACGAATTTTGGGATGTAGTGCGTGAATGGAGCAAAAATAACATAGTAGTTGTTTCCGAAACACATGCTCCAGACGATTTCATAGAATTTTGGCATTTAGAACGTTACCGAAGTGCTGCCCAAAGTAAAAAGACGCGCTTCAATGAAAATTCCAAAGAAGCATCAGAGACGCATAATGTTGAAAAATTGTTCGTACATGAATCACTAATCGATAGACTATCTGAAGCCTATAAATAAATATAAAAAAATGATTACTTTTTTATATATATTAAAATTTTATAAATTATCTCTACTTACTTCTTGCTACACATTAGACTTTCGGGACAACAGGTGGCAATATGATATGATAGTCCCGAGATAATGTCTTCTTTTCCACAAGATACACAAATATCTTGTTCCTCGCACATACGCTTGATTTCATTCATATGCTTATTTCCGTAGTGGGAACACAATGACTGCTTGGTTTTTGCGCTATAGGAGCATTCTGGGTGAGGACATTCAATATATTTGATGTGATGGTGATTGGCGATGTGGTGATTCAAATGCGTTTTTGCACTGAAACTCTTGTCGCAGCAATCACACTTATAAGGGTGGGATTCGCGACCAAATGATTCGGCATGTTTGCGTGATATGTGCATTGCGAATGTAGATGAGTTCATACTTTTACATACCCACGAACAACCGTCTATTGGACATTTACCTGTATCAGACATATGTACTTTGGTCCCCGAAAATACTTTACGTGAGGACGTTTGTACTGACTTTAGTGATACTGACATGATATTTACGATTATAGTTTTATGACTATTTGTTTAGTTATTTAAGATACACATATACCAAAAAACTAACTTCAATTTTTACCACATTTGCTTCAGTTTTTTATTTACATCAATTCGTTTATAATTTCCCCGCGTGTTTTTTCCCATTTTGAACTGCCACCTTTACCACCTTTATGTGTAACCTGGTCGTCGTGAATTCTATAGTAAAGTAGCACCTCCTCCATGTTATGAATATATCCGAATGTCTTCAACATACGCAATTCCAATTCAAAATCCTCTGCCATTTCGCGCAACTCTTTATTATAATTTCCCGCTTGTAAAACAGACGATTTACGATAACAAACCGTTGGGTGATTAATAAACCAATGTTTCGGTTTTATTTTGTATTCTTCCCATGATATAGATTGATGGCGTGTTATATTGATAATAGTGTTATCGTTTGTAAAACATTTTATCTGAGCACCACAAATATGAACATCCGGATGTTCCAGTATATATGTTAATTGGGTATTAATTCTATTTGGCACCATAATATCATCACTGTCCATTTTTAGAATAATTTCGTGACTACACATTTCAATTCCTTTATTTAAGGTGTAGCCTATTCCTTTATTACCATCATTTTCTTCGTATTTCAATGTTGTGAATCGCATTTTGTCAATAAAAATGTCGAGTGTTTTTTTCAATAAATGACTATGTAATTCATCGGAACCATCATTTATCCATACAATTTCCATATTAACGTTTCCCTCTTGATCCATAATGGATTGTAAACAATCATTTACGTATTTGGTCTTTGTATTATAACTCGAAATTAGAATAGATACATTATGTTGAGAAGGTATAAATTGTGGTTTTAATTCTAACGTGTTCATAATATCATATTTTCCTTGAAAGGTCGACCCCCATTCTTGAAACGCATAGATTTTTCCATGTGCCTTATATTCCAATCCGGTTGCGTGTATTGGTAAAAAACTATAGCTGGGGAAAATAGTTAAATCGTTATATAGTCCGGTGTTATAAATACGTGTCAATAGTCCTGGACCCACTGTTATCCATGCGCGTTTTTTAGTTCGTTCTACATTAATGTCATTCGCTAAAATCCAGTCAATCGCCGCTTTTACTAAGGGATGTTTGGGCGGAAATCCCATAGTGCCCGTTGCGATTAATCCAGGCCGCACTTTTTCTTGTTCCCATCCGGCAAACGCTTTGGTTGATAACAATGTATTATCAATTGATTCAATGCATATTGAATCCGCATCCAAAAATACACCACCATAGTGATATAATATTTCCCATCTCATTATGTCAGCTTTTCCGTTAATTTCAGACATATCATCTATTTTCTCTTGACATTCAAATTTCATATTTCGCTTTACTATTTCGGATTCGTTCCATCGTATATAATCCATATGGTTGTTTTTATTTTTCCAAGTATCCATATGATTAGAAGGTGGCGATACATCGCCTATCCAAAGTTGATGAATAATAGTAGGTATCATATTTTCAGACAGTATAATATAATAATAAAGATAAGGTTTATATGAATATAAACCTATAAATAATATAACTATATTAATGATTACGTTTGTTACGTGTTGGTATGAATTACACTCTAAGTACGATAAAGATTCATATAAGCGATGGATAGACAATTTTTTATCAAATGTCACTAAATTTAATTTGGTTATTTTTACAAACAAACATAGTTACCCTATGATTAAACAATATAGAGAGAATCAGAAAATTCGTATTGTACTTCGTGAATTAGAAGATTTTTATAATTATAGATACAAAGAAGAATGGATTAGAAACCACGAAAAAAATGTTCTATTGAATAAAAAAACATGTTGGGAAGTAAATATGTTATGGAATGAAAAAACGCATTTTGTTGAGAACGCATATAATAACCAATATTTTGAATCAGACTGGTGGGGATGGTGTGATATTGGATATTTTAGAGGTAGACCATGTGACTCAAATATAGATTTGATAACACAATGGCCAAATGAAGATATAATAAATGAATTAGATAAAAATAAGATCCATTATGGAAATGTAAATGGAGATATGATACGCACATATGAAATATACAAACGAATAATGGTGAAAAATGAAAATGGACTACCATCTGTAGAAATTCCACCCGACGAAATTTTTATTGCTGCTGGATTCTTTGTTATTTATGAAAAAAATATTGCTTGGTGGAATGACACACATGACCGTAAATTGAAATTATATTTTGATAACGAATATTTGGTAAAAGATGACCAAATAATAGTTCTGGATAACATTGTAAGTCATATAAAACAAATAAAAATTCATACGGAATTTTCAAACGGACAATACGATAACTGGTTCATGTTTCAGAGATTATTATTATAATTGTAATTATATTTAAAATTGATTGAATATAAATATTAGTTGGTATACTTATACAACAAATACATGACATGATTTCTATTATTATGCCAATCACTCAGCAAGTGACAGATGAAAATATTAAATTAAGTCTACAATCGGTATTAAGCCAATCATTTACTGATTATCATATTATTATTGGTATTAACTCATCTATTGTAGTGGATACTTCTTATCTAAAACAATATAGTGAAAATATAAAGATTGTATCTGCTGACATATGTTTGAAATATGCTATGATAGCGCACTTGATGGTATACGCGACAAATGAATGGATATCATTTATTGAACCAGGTGATGTATGGTATGAGAATAAGTTACAAACTCAATGGAGGTTTTCTGAAAAATATGATATTATTGGCTCCGCGTGTGGATATACTGGTTCTAAGAGTGGCATTTCATGCATAACTCACGGTAAAATAAATGAAGATTCATTTCTATTTGGATGCCCAATGGTAAATAATACTTTACTTATTAAAAAATCTCTATGTAAATGGAACGAAGATAAATATGACATACATGCCGATTTCAATATGTTATATAAATTATTTGGAAAAGGATACATTGAATATAATGTATCTGAAATATTATGTTATTGTAAAATAACCAAATATAACGATGTTACAACACTGAGAACCAATATTCAGAAAAAACTGATAAAAAAAGCCAGGCGTAATTATTCTGTTCGTCTGTATAATTGATTTAATTATAATTTGTAATTATATATATGAATATACAATTACAAATTGTGGTTGCTTACTACAATCATTTAGATTTTTTTTCTACTATAAAAAATATTAACTACAATAAATGCATAATCTATAATAAATCAGAAAGTAATATATTATTACATGACATGATATCCCATATACCATGTTCGAAGATTAATATGATAGAATCTCTGGAGAATAAAGGTCGAGAAGGAGAGACATATTTACATCATATTATCAAAAATTATGACAATCTCAGTGAATATACACTATTTATTCAAGATGACACAGAGAATCATATTCTCGACAACGAAGAGTTTATAAATCTCACAGAGAGAATAATTAACGATATGAAACCGATACATCAATATAATACTACATGGAATAGAAATGAAAAAATAACAAACAGAATTATTAGACATGGAAGATGCCACTTGTCTACGTTTAGTCATGACTACGCAATTCGAGATGCATGTGAAGAATTACATATCGAACTTCCTTCTATTTATACTACACCAACGTGCGCATTCTTTATATTACATAAAGATACGATACAAAAACATGAAAAGGATTTTTATATAAGAATACGCACATGGCTTCTTGAGAAAGAGGAGAATGGTTATATATTAGAACACATGTGGAAATTAATATTTGATAACGCGAATAAAGGCATTACTGAAAAAAAAGAACCACTCACATCCCTTACGGATTTGGTGAACAATGTGTCAGCTTCCGTAATAACCAATTTTGTTAGGAAACACAATGCCAATCGGTAGGAAATAAATCTACAGTGCTTGTTTTGATATTTTTTCCGAACCAAACCTTCGGATAAGTTACTATTTTGCTCGTATTGCGATTCAGGTATGCTCCCCACCAACTAAATGTACTATTTGCAATGATATTATGGTTACAACATGACATCAATATCATTTCTTCGTAGTCTTCTAATTCCAATTCGCATAATTTAAAGGTAATATTCGGGAAATTTATTTTAAGAAGACATATATTTTTATTTATTTGAATGATATCTTGTTTCTCTCCAAAACATAAAACAGTTATATTATTATATATACTATCATCATTCGTTATTTGACCGATTGTATAATTCAAAGCATTGATATAATATTGTAACGGCAAAATAGGATGTGTATCTGAACCTGCTTTCGTATAGTCTCCTATTCTAAAATGTAGGGATATATAAACCGAAGTGTTAAAATTAAATTTCAATTGGACTATATTTTTGTAATGATTTAACTTCAATAGAGCGGGAATATCATTTTTAATATGTTCAAAATAACGATAAGACTGGAAGTATCCGAATAGAATTATATTTCTATCTGAATAAGGAATGATAGTATATTCGGCTTCTTCTCTGTATAATAAATCAAATCTTTTCCATAATACATCCTCTTTGTCTGCTATATATTTATTCATATTCGACAAAAAATTATCCCAGTATACAGGTCTATTGGATGTATTGTCATGAGGAGAAATATAATCCAATTTATCTTTAGATAATATTATTTGTTTTTGGTTCTCAATTCCATACGAGATACAAGTGCATAATTGAAATAATTGATTACCGAGACCACCCATTAATTTCACGGTTATCATTTAATAATAAATAATAATATTAAATAATAAAAAAAAATTATCGAATCTACGACAATTAACCTCGATTTTTTTAATTTACATAGTAATGGAATATTTTTTTAGTATGGCGGATGGTATAAGGGTTTCTTTCATTGTCTCCAATTTCTTGAAACATTTATTAATAGTTACTTCGCTAATTTCACTGATAGCATTAATATCCTTCTTAGTGATATTTAGGGTAAAATACTGAGACACGAAATAAATAATACCTGCTGCGATGGAGTGAGGAGTATTCTCTGGAATCAAATTACTCTGTTCAATACGAACCGCGATAAACTGACATACTTTAGTAAGCTCTCCATTAACGCTCAATCTACTACAGAAACGCTCTATGAAAGCAGTAGGCTTTGTCCTACAGAATGATGTCTTTTCATTGTTTTCCATATCATTTTCCATATCATTAATAATAGACATTGCGTTTTTACAACCTTTGGTCGCACTGGTATTATCTAAATTGAAAATAGTAGCGATTTCTTTCGCGGTTCGTGGGTTGTCGTTTACACGACATGAAATGTAAATAGAAGCGGAAATAATACCATCGCGATTTAAACCTCTAAATGTTTTTTGTTCGGATATTTTTTTGTGATAACGAATGGCGTCATCTATGATAATTTTAGGGATTCCATGCTTAGACGCCAGATTAATAATCTTTTGAAACTCATCATATTGCGATTTCTCCTTATACGGCATAGATTGCCATTCGGTATATCGCCTAATTTTTCTCATTTCATATGTGGTTTTTCCCGCACATATTACCTTACATCCATATGAAGATTCTTTCAACAATGGATTAATTGGCATACCACATCGTGTTGGATCGCTACCATGATTATCGTCCGCTCCATAAAATCGCCATTCAGCACTTTGATCCAAAATATCCTTATAAATAATACCACATTTAACATTAGTACATCCTAAGAATCCCTCCTCTGTTATTGCCAATGAATACTTACAACTATCACAGCTTTCTCGCTCGCCATATTTTCGATATACACATTCAATTGGTTCCTTATTATTGTACTCCTTGTCAAAAGCATTCCATATCTTTGCTTTATCTATTTTAGTATTTCTATTCTTCTTGGTCTTTTTTGTATCATTGTTGGTAATATTCATTAAAGTTTAATGTATTTATTATCTTATGTTTAAATCAATTTTTAAATATAAGATTTGAGAAAGAGGCAGTCATTTTTTAGATGAATTGTATTATACAATTAATAATATGCATGATATAAATTAATTTTATATTAGCATAATTTATATGGGAAACAGCCAATCAAATAAATCAAATCAAGATAAGGGTGACAACAAATTATCGAAATCTATAGATGTAATAGCAGCAAACTATATATTGACGCAAAATTTTACAGATATGATGAATTTAAGAGACCCAAAGTATTGTGACAATTTAGTGATTATGACTTCTGATGTAATGTCTAAAAATTTGAACAACAAAGAAATAACATACTTGTCACAAAAAATAAAAGATGGGGTCGAAGTTAACGAACTTACAGATGATAGTGTTTTGTATTTAAAAAAATCCAATGTTGATAAACTTGACGTAAGAACAGTTGCTAAAAAGAAAAGATTATGTAATGGAATTGCCAAATATTACATTAAAATAGCTCATATTTTCTCGGCAATTGTTACTACAATCAATCCCTCTTATACCTACAAGGATTCGTATGGTTCAACTGTTAAGGTTGACTTGAAAAATAGACACACAGTACCCAAAGGCAGCGAGGTTAAAATAGATCGCATTAATTTATGTAGTAGACGAGTAAATGCTCTTGTAAATAATCGCGATTTTACTGGAGAGAATGGTAAAATTAAAATAAAACCTAATTTTTGCAAAATCAATTCAAAGACTGTCGATGGTAGTGTAGATACAAAATCACTGGCAGATGAACCGGGTATTCCTGAATTAGATGTGCTATACAATGATGTATACGATTTTGAATCTGGGAAATTCAAATCAATGTCTGACAATATGAAAGCTCAATACAAAACGGATCTACAAACGTTTTATAGTGCGTTTACTGGTAATAAAAATATGCCGGATGATGTATCTAAATTTTCTCAAATAAAATTACGTGATTACCATAATAGCGCTGGATGTCAACCCGGAAACGTATATAATCGTGAATATGAAGGCACTATTGGCGGAAGTGAATTATTTAAACAATATGCTGACCATGTTAAAACTATGATTGAAAACGCAAACTCGAATCAAAGTAAGTTATTAGAAATAATTGATAATTTATTTGTATTTACTGTAAACAATGAATCTCTTAAAAAAGAAATTACGGTAAATCCAAAATTAGATGATAAATTATTACAAGAAATGACTGACAAATCCCGTGATATTATTATTAAGATGTATGTGAAATGCGAAGAAGATTTTGTAAAAGGCTTACAAATGTTCGAAGCTATTGTTGAAAATCAGCTAAAAGAGGTCACAAAACATCAAATTGATAATTTAGAAAAGAAAATTGAAAATGTGCTTACAGATAGTCCTACTGATACATCAGGAGAATCTACTACATCAGCCGAACTTCCTGGAGCAGTCGCAGCACCAGTAGCAGTAGCACCAGTAGCAGTAGCACCAGTAGCAGTAGCACCAGCACCAGTAGCACCAGTAGCAGTAGCACCAGTAGCACCAGTAGCAGTAGCACCAGTAGCACCAGTAGCACCAGTAGCACCAGCAGCAGTAACAGGTGGTAAAAAAAAACGCTCTGGGAATAAAAAAACGCGTAAAAAAATCATAAAATAAGGCGCTTAATTAAACTTACTTTCTATCTTTCTAAATATTTCGTTATTATAAATCAAACTACCAGATGGCTTATATTCTTGTATGGGTTTAAACTCCTTTTTATTTTCTGTAATTTGAGAAGGATTGTGAGTATTTAATATTATATTATCATTTGATAATGACAATGGTTTATTAGCATTTTCATTAGGATCAATTACATTACCGTGACCATCTAATATAACACCCATCTTCTTTTTAATTTCGGTTCTTACGTATCCAGGTATCCAATTTTTCCAACTAATAAATATAAGATTAGGATGATAATATTGAACGTAGAATCCATTTTCCCGTAATTTCTCATAAATATAAGCAATACACGCTCCTTGATCGTATTTGGGTACTCCAATCATAACTTCAGGAATAACAAACCAACAATGTTGTTCGTCTATTTTTTGACGTGATGTGAGCTTAATTTTATTATGGATTCTATTCAATAGTTTATTAAATATATTCAGCTTACTAAGGTCATTCTGTTGCTTCTTATCGTATAGTTCATCCATGTTAATTTTCTCAGAAAAATCATCTAATTCAGGTAAATTGAAAATATGAGACATATTAAACTACCGTACGAAAAAAAGTTTTAAGACTAAATGCATTAATTCATTATATTTATGACAATTAAACATTTGGTAATTTCTGGCGGAGGACCAAATATACTTCAATTATATGGAGCATTAAAATATTTACATCAAAAGAATATATGGTCTGTTGATAATATACAATCTATACATGCTACTTCGGCAGGTTCTCTTGTGTCGTTGCTATTTATGTTAAAAATAGAGTTTGAAAATATCGACAACTATGTAATCAATCGTCCATGGGACACACTATTTCAAATTTCAGCACAACAGCTTTTACAGTTAATTACTACAACCGGTATATTTACTATATCAGCACTTATCGAATTCTTAGCACCATTATTCAAATGTAAAGAATATTCTATTGATATTACATTACAAGAATTATACGAGGTTTCTAATATAGAATTTTATACTTACACATCATGTCTAAATAGTTTTGAAGGAGTCACTATTTCATATAAAACACACCCAAATATGCGCGTTATAGAAGCGGTATACTCCAGTATTTCTATTCCATGTTTATTTGAACCTTTTAAGTATGAAGATAACATTTATTTCGACGGAGGTATGTTCTCAAATTATCCATTAAATAAATGTATAGAACTGTTAGAAAGTAATAATTCATCGAATACAGATATTGATTACGATGAAATATTAGGAATATGTAATGTAAATGATAAAAATATCATAACAGATACAAATAAATTACCTACAATAGAGCTGAGTAATATATTCGATTATTTTTTTGAATTCATTAAACGGCTTATGAGTAGGTGCAATACTACAGAGACACAGTACAGTATTAAATACGAATTGCAGTTAGTTTTTGTGCCATTCACATTATCTACATGGAATGATTTGATAAATTCAAAAGATACACGAAGGAATAGCATGGCACTTCCGATAGAAGTTATTGATAAAAAATTAGAAGACGAATGGAAACCAACAACGGATGATACTTAATTATTAAGAACTTCATCTATAAATCGTTCCATAGTTTCTACATCTGGTTGGGCATCAAATGTAACTAATTCACCGTTCTTAGATAATGTAATTGTAGGATAACCTTCGATATTATATTTCTCTATAGCTTCTTTTACCGTAGGATCTTCCTCGTCAGTACAATTGAAGCTGACAACTTTCATTTTGTAGTTGTTAATTACCTTACCATTGTATTTTTGTGCCAGTTCATCGAACGCAGGTTTTGATTTGGTACAGTGAGGACACCAGTCAACATGAAACATAGTCATTTCGGCGTAACCATTGCTATCGCCGCCAATATTATCGTCATTGGAAAATTCAGTATCAGAATTGTTCATTTTAGGAGCAACATACTGGTTATACACATAAATAATTGATGCCAATAAAATGCATGTAATTACAAAATAGACAAAATATGATGTCGGAATGTTTTTAATTTTAGAGAGAATCTCCATTGATATACTTAAACAAATAAAATAATTATATCAATACGAATTAAAGATAAAAATGCCTATTATCATAAATGATATATAGAACTTTTCATGGAAAAATTATATCCATTAACAAAAAAGATTTTCACAACGATTCATCTTATTATGCTAAAATAATAGCATCTATGTTTAATAAAACAATAGGTCAGAAAACTGATACAGTGAAACATATCACAAAATTATTAGAGTAGTATTTTACACATGATTATATAAAATAGTACATCAGTGCCATAATAGAAAATACAAGCAACACATTTTGAATGATTGTTCGTTGAATATATACATGTTTTGTCTCTAAAATATCCATTTTCAATTCTTTAATAATAGGATATGTTCCGTATACAATAATAAATATCGTATATGCCAAAACAGCAAGTATAGCTAATTTGCCTATCATGTCGATAATATACGACATTTTATCGGAGGTAACTAAATAAAGTGTAATACTTACAATACCTATTAATAGAAATGTACACGAATGCTTAGTAGATTCTGTATATTGTAGTAGAAGCGATTTTTCATCCATTCTTATTTATAAATACCATATAAAAGATTTAGTCAATCCACCCAAAATGAATGGGAAAAATGTTTTCTATGTTAATAGTAATAACAAAGAAAATGCGTTCAAAAACACCCAAGAATTATAAAGGTAAGAAAACACGAAAAAGAACATCCGTAAAAAATAAAAAACGTGCGTTCACTCAAAAACAATACAATAGTGGCGATGGAATGTTAACAACCGTTTGGGGACCAGGACTGTGGCATTATTTACATACAATGAGTTTCAATTATCCTGTCAATCCCACCGCTCAAGACAAAAAATACTATAAGAATTTTATTGTTAACCTACAATATACATTACCTTGTAAATATTGCCGAATCAATTTGGCAAAGAATTTCAAACAAATGCCAATACGTCCATGTCATATGGCAAATAGAGCGGCGTTTTCAAGGTATGTATACACATTACATGAACATATAAATAAAATGTTACATAAAAAATCAGGATTATCATATTGTGACGTTCGTGATAGATATGAAAATTTTAGGGCACATTGCAGTGATGATAAAGTCAAAAGCAATATTTTCAAATTTAATAAAACAAGGAAAAATAGAAAAGAAAAGGGATGTACCACTCCACTATATGGCAAAAAAGCGAAATGTGTTATTAAAATTGTTCCTCAAGATGACAAATGCAAAACACTCCAAATAGACAACAAATGTGTAAAAAAGTCTCCCGTCACTTAAAAAATTGAAATGATAAACTATATCATATATTTACTATATAAAAGCTTACATCATGGACCAAAGTCAACAACAAGAACATAAAACACTTCGTCGGATACAAATGGAAAAATGTGTCGAGAATGCACTTGCGTTTATTGAGACACGCACAGAACTTATTCAGTTTGTTATTGATCGCAATGACACACTTACTGATACAGGATTTATGTTTAGTAGTTCCCCGTTCATGAGTGAAATTGGTAACGCACTGGAAAGCGACGGCCATTCTGGGTCATCTATGGCGTTAACAATGCGCGAATGTCAGCGCATTCTTAGTGAAAAATACGACACCCAGCCTCTTCATAAAAATCCTTTCCCATTTGATGCCAATGCCAATGCCAATGTCGACGTCGATGTCGATGATTACGATTACGATACAAACATTGAAAACACGAATAACAATATCTGTAGCGGTTGCGTCGATAATCAACCCAATCAATTGGCACATATGGAACCTGGTGGATGTCTATACGATGACCTTCATACAATGGAGACAATAAACTTGGACCTACCATCCGTTCCACACGCATACATGATTGACATAAATGAAATGGATACACCTGAACCTAATGTAATTGAAGTAGAATCAACCAGTATTAACGGAATAGGCAACGATTTATTAGGGCAAAATTGGTATAATAAAATGGACGATAATAATAAGGAAATCATGGATGTATTTGCTGTTGCTGGCCCAGATGCCGCCGTAAAAGCGATGTTTACCGCAAATGATGGCGTATCGCGTCTATCCTATTCCGAAATGCGTGCTCTTTATGGTTAAAAATCTATACAAATAAAAATTCTATACAAATAAAAATTCTATACAAATAAAAATACCTTTTTTATTATCATATAAATAGATAAACCATATTTATATTATATCATGGATTATCCTGTTATTGAAAAGATTCTTGACTATAACCTTTTTGGAAATGTTGATTCCACTCGTGGAGGACCAAGTTCTGTTTTAATGGAACCACCAGTTCAACACCAAGACCATTATAAATGGTTGCGCGATGACTTACGTTCTGATCCAAAAGTAATTAGTATGTTACATGAAGAGAATAAATATACGAGTAAAATCATGAGTAACAGTGAAAACGTTCAAAAAGAACTATACGACGAATTATTGTCAAATGTTCAACAAGATTACGATAGTTATCCATTTCCTCATCGATCTAATGGGTGGGGCAGTAAGTTCTATTATTTTACCAGAACAGAGATGGGAAAAAGTTATCCAAGTTATTGTCGTGTTGATCAGGAGAGTAAAGAAGAATATGTTCTCGTAAATGTAAACGAATTAGCAGAAGGTAAAACAGCGTTTGATTTGTCTGGATTTAAAGTCAATGATGCCCAAACGTTAATGAGTTATGGCGTTGATTTAACTGGTAACGAAAAATATACAATTTCTATCTATAATATAGAATCTGGTAAGGAAATCGAACACACTATACCCGAAATTGTTTATTGCTCATATAAATGGTTAGGAAATACCATTTTTTATTTGCAAGGCGACGACCAGAATAGATTATACCAAGTATGGAAATATGATATTATTTCGAAACAACACGAACTTATTTATCAATGTAATGATGAACTACGAAATGTATCTATTGATATCTCTGAAAACGACGATTATATGTTTATTTATGAAGGTAGCGTGGAAACAACCGATATGTATTATTTCAGTTTGAAAGAAAAAGATACTTGTAATTCAAAGACTCCTATTCATTTTACACAATATGTCACTGGCGTTAAATATCAAGTGTCATATCATAACAATAAATTTTTTATTGTTACAAACAAGGATGATTGTCGTAATTTTAAAATTATGGCGACATCAATCGATAATACCAACATGTCAGAATGGTTCGATTTTATACCATACGACGAAAGCAAATATATTGAAGGTATCGAAATTACACAGAAATATATGCTCATTGAATACAAGGAAAATGGAAATAGTTTTGTTGAGGTTTTTGATCACTTGGACGCAACCTCTCATATAATTGAAATCGCCGACACAATTAAAAATATGGGAGTTGTATTATCATTCTATAACTCTGACAAAATCGTATATTATCACAATTCGTTGAAAAAACCTATGACCTATTATGAATATGATTTGACGTCTAAAAAGTCAAGTGTGCTCAGAGTAAAACATGTTCCTAATTATGATGACACATTATATGAAACCGACCGCATATTTGCCACTGGACACGACGGTGTTAAAATACCTATTTCACTGATTTATAGGACTGATATGTTTAAAAAAGATGGGACCAATCCACTGTATTTATATGGATATGGCTCATATGGTATTACTGTTGACCCCAATTTCAGAGGGTCTATCCTGCCGCTATTGAATAGAGGATTTGTATATGCAATTGCTCACGTACGTGGTGGAAGTTTTCTTGGATATAAATGGTTTGAAGATGGAAAAATGTTAAATAAAATGAATACATTCAAAGATTTTATATCTTGTGCCGAACATGTGATTCAAGAAAAATTTACTGGCGACAAAATGATCACTATTGAAGGACGTAGCGCTGGTGGACTATTAGTTGGATCAGCATTGACAATGCGACCTGATTTATTTAGAACGGTTATTGCTGGTGTTCCGTTTGTAGATGTTATGAATACAATGTGTGATCCAAGTATTCCACTTACTATTCCTGAATGGGAACAATGGGGTAATCCTAATGAACAACAATATTACAATTATATTAAACAGTATAGTCCGTATGATAATATCAAAGACACCGCGTATCCGAATGTATTGGCTTTGGGTGGATTAAATGATCCACGTGTTGGATATTGGGAACCAGCCAAATTTATTGCCAAATTGCGTGAATATAATACCAATCCTGACAGCTTATTACTACTTAAAACTGAAATGGAACAGGGTCATTTTGGACAAACAGACCGATATAAGTATTTACATGAACTTTCTTTTGATTACTCATTCGTACTAAAAACATATCAACATTAACATTAATCGTGTCGATTATATAATAAAAATATAGTATGTTTATTATATAAATATATGAGCAACAATCAGCGTATAATACCACTATGCAATATTATAGATCTTGATCCAGGCGTACAGCGATTGTCATCAAGGCGTAGCGCAATAAGACCCTCGTCTAAAATAGTCCCAGACTATATCAACAACAAAAATATGTGCAATTTATGCTTTGAAACTAATATGTTACAACAATGTAAAGAATGTACGACCTTTGTATGTGGAGAATGCCTTGATAAAAATAAATTATGTAATAAGTGTAAAAAGTCACAGCGATTGAAAAGAACGATATTTCGCTGGTTTTGTTGTGTTTAATCAGATATTTATATATCTAAAACGTATTAAATATACAATCTATCAATATATATTAATGTCAAAGAGAGAAGTAGCGTGTGGAGTATTGTATAATAAGGAGGGAAAAATTCTTATGGGGTTGCGCCCATTGGGTAGTCCGTATGCTGGTTTTTGGGAATTTCCTGGTGGTCAACTTGAAGAAAATGAAACGATTGAAGAATGTTTACATCGCGAATGGATGGAGGAGTTAAATCTATGTATTTCTATAGACCGTGAAATATATCAAGTAGAATATGATAATTATCACTGTAGATTTTTCGCAGGGAAAATCGTGGACGAAGAAAACGTAAAAAGGTACGTACATGAGGATATTAAGTTTTTGGATATTGAGGAAATTAAAAAACTCAAATTATTTGACGGAGATTTGGCAGTGTTAGACGCGCTTTAAAGAGTTTTCTCGCATTTGGTACAATATTTAATCGTTTGAGAACGATCTGGATCTATGTCTATTAGATCTGTCTCCCAAGTATGATCGCAATTGTTTTCTATTTGAGACTTAATACGAGATAATAGTTCTGTACGTTTATTTATAACTGACACGGCTTGATTGGAGTGTTGAAAATACTCTTGTAACAATTGTAGATTCTTGTCATCTTCATAGTCGCGTTTATTTTTATTAAATATATTGGAGTAAAAGAAATATTTATCCAGGAAACTAATTTCATATTCAATAATCTGTTTTACAGATTGTAATTCACTATTAATATTATCCATTTGTGATAATATTAATACCTGCTAACTTTTTATATGAGTTTGTCTAATCAATGTTTCTTTGTATCCTTGTTACATGTATTTATAATATGATTTATTCATAATATAAATGAAATTATATGTTATTTTTGTAGTTTATAATAAAAGTAAATAAAATTGGACTACACGCTTAATTGGAGTAAGCAAGACCACCCATACCACTCATGATACGAAGGACGTTGTAGTTGGTAGCATAGACACGGACCTTAGCAGTCTTGGTACCCTCAACAGTGGCGTTACTGAGAACAAGTTGAAGGGTAGCGTTATCAATACGAGAGAAATTACATGTGCCAGAAGGTTGGTGTTCCTCAGGGCGAAGAGCAAAGGAGTAAAGATTGATACCGGTGTCAGGGTTGCGGGTGTGGTGTTGGAAAGGTTGGACGAGGTCGAAGTATGTACCTTCACGCTCAGAGAAACGATCTTGACCGTTAAGTTGAAGCTTAGCGGTAACAACAGGGTTCATACCCCAGCAGTGAAGCTTGAGTGCAGATTCGGAAAGAACGAATGTACCGGCATCGGATACACCAACAAGGTCAGCATTAGCGACGTTGAAGTTAGCATCTCCGTAACCTTGTGATCCAGAGATAGCTTTGTTGGTAGCAGAAGCGGCTTGAGCATTCCATCCAGGTCCACCGACAGCGCCGGCATAAGCGTTAAACGCAGAAGCAATGGCAGCAGAAGCACTACCCTGATCGACTCCAGTATTTTGCTGGTGGCGTGCGGCAGAACCAGCAGCAAGAGCAGCAGCAGTACCGTCATATTGACCGGGACCAGCTTGTTGGAAAAGACCGTCAGCATCGATGAAAGCAGAACCAGTATCACCAGAACCACCAGCAACAGAGTCCTTAGAACCGTAAGCATGGATAGCGGAAGGAAGAGCATCAAGGGCATCAGTGTAGTTGAAAGGTTGGGCACCAAGAAGCTTGAAAAGAGTTTGGTCGCATTCGAGGGAAGCGCAGTAATCTACATTTTCATCAGGTTGGACAACCCAGATAAGTTCCTTACAGGGATGATTGAAATTCAGCTTGATCTTGTTACTGGATGAACCAACAGATTCATCACCAGTGAATTGAAGTTGCTCAATGAGGTACTCGTGAGGGTTTTGTGCCATTCTACGACGTTCATCAGTGTCAAGGAAGACATAATCGACGTAAAGAGAAGCAGCAACCAAAGATTGAGCGTAAGCGCTGGTAACCTTAGGGTTTTGGATTTTGTTTGTGGTACATTCAAGAGTAGAGGCAGACCATAAGCATTCGTCAATAGGACGAATATCAAGGTTGATCTTGACTTCGTGGTATTGAAGAGCAATCAAAGGAAGAGCAAGTCCAGGATTACGGCAAAACCAGAATTGGAAAGGAATGTAAAGAGTTGTCTCAGGAAGAGCGTTACGGGGAGCACACACTTGACGAGGAGCATTGGAGGTACAGGGACCATCGACAGCAGCGAAACTGGGATCGGTGATGTATGTAAGTTGAGTAGTGTGACCAATCATGGCATTGTAACCACGTTCTTGTTCAGCAGAGATAGTAAGTTGATTCCAGATGTGCATCCAGTCACCATATTGACGGTCAATACGTTGACCACCAATCTCGACCTCAACTTGAGAAATAAGCTGATGTCCGGGGAAATCTAACCAACGGGCAAAAACATCACCAGTTGAGTTTTTCATGTTTTGGTTGATTTCAGGGAGAGTTACCTGTAAGTATGTTCTGTAAGCAAGATCACCATTTCTGGAGACTGTGCATGTGACACGGCGACCGAAATCGGCTTGTCCGTTAAAAGTTTGTTCAATAGATTCCATTGCGAAATTTGTATGACGACGATAAGTGACTTTCCAGAAAGTAATCTGAGGATTTCCAGTAAGGTAAACATCTTGTGCGCCATAAGCGACTAATTGCATGAGACCACCTCCCATTTTTTATTATAATATTGCTAAAGAAAAAAATTTTTTCATTTTGCTATTTAATTCATATTGCTATTAAAATCTAAATTATTAATGTCAAAATTATCTTTGATAAATCTACGTAAATAACTGTCCAACATTATTTCTTTTTCGCCTTCATGTTTTTTAATAAAAATATACTTATCATTATTTTTGCTAATTGTCCATCCTTTTTCCAATGCGTTGTATAAAAAGGCCATTTTTTGCAGTGTTACGTAGTCTATTTCCATTTTTTCTGACCCTTTAATTTTTATATTTGTGTCCATTTTAATTAAAATATATTAAAAGATAATAATTTTACCTTAATAAGTATTTTAAAGAGAGATATTAATAACTATATAAAGTGAATGCCTTCTTTTAAACCTAAAACTAACAAAAAAATTGTTATAAATCAGAAAAACATTACTACTCTTGACAGTAAACACGAGGAAATTCTTCAAGGTTTAAACGATGACGAGTGTAGTTTACCTGATTTAAAACACCAATTATTTATTTTAGAGGAGGAATTAAATGCCTATGATACATTATTGGACCGAAAATTAGATATAGGAGACGAAATTAAAGTGCTAAAAATAAAGGTAAAAAAAATCAAAAAAGAAAAGAAAAAATATCTGTTGGACAATTCAGGATATGTATTTGATTATTTCGAAAATAAGAAGAAAATTTCCGAAGGTGGTAACACTACCAGAGTATTAGATTCTTTTTTCAAAATAAAAACAGACGATAATCAAAAGTCAGAAGAAGCCCAAAGTTCAAATAACTCGATTGTAAATCAATACTTATCAAATATTGATACTGATTTTTTCGATATTAACAATTTTATTACCAATAGCGATATTTGTAAGGAATGTCGTAAAGGAGAACTCATACCTGTCGAACATGAAGGTCTTATTATATGTAATAACTGCAGCATTTCGTCGAAATATATAATTGAAAATGATAAACCATCCTATAAAGAACCGCCGAAAGAAGTATGTTTCTATGCGTACAAAAGAATCAATCATTTTCGTGAAATATTGGCGCAGTTTCAGGCAAAAGAAAGCACACAAATCCCTCCAGAAGTATTGGAAAACATCAAATTACAAATTAGAAAGGAGCGTGTTGAAATTATCCATCTCACTAATAAAAAAGCGAAGGAAATACTGAAGAAACTCGGATATAATAAATACTACGAACATATTCCATTTATTAAAGATAAGTTAGGTATAAAACCACCTATTATGAGCCAAGAATTAGAGGAAACCTTGTGTAATCTTTTTATGGATATTCAGGCCCCATACGCGAAATATTGCCCAGACGATAGGGTTAATTTCTTAAACTATTATTACACTGTTTATAAATTATGTGAATTGTTGGACCAACGACAGTTTCTACCGTTCTTTCCAATGTTAAAAGATAGAGAGAAACGCATTGAACAGGATGAAATATGGAAAAACATTTGCGGTGAATTAGAATGGGAGTTTATACCTACTATCTAATAATTGAAACAACGTAAAAATATAATGTTATCTATAATAAAATGATGAATATCTTTTTATTATTGACCGGTTTATTCGGAGTCACCGCCCGATTTAATGAGTTCGTACCTTTATTGAATATAGAACAATATCAGATACAGCATATAGTGAATACAACATTACCAGAATCGTTTTCATGGAGCAACGTAGATAATGTAAATTACTTGACTAAAAATCTTAATCAACATATACCTGTTTACTGTGGCAGCTGTTGGGCTCACGGAAGCGTCAGTGCGCTATCTGATAGAATCAAGATTATGCGTAAAGCGGCTTGGCCCGATATTAATCTCAGTATTCAATTTTTATTGAATTGTAGAATGGGAGGTTCATGTAACGGAGGCGATCATTTAGCCGCATACAAAGCTATTCATGAATATGGATCTATACCATATGACGATTGTATGATATATCAAGCATGTAGTATAGACTCTAAAGAAGAAGGATGCAAGGACAAGTCTATGTTTGAATGTACAGCACTCAATACATGTAAAACATGTGATACCTTTACATCGAATGGAGGGACATGTAGTCCTATATTACAGTATCCTAATGCGACTATTGAGAGTTATGGAGCGGTGAAGGGTGTTGATAATATGATGGCGGAGATTTACAAGAATGGACCTATTGCTTGTGGAATAAACGCCGAAGGAATCGTCGATTACGCAGGTGGTGTATTAGATGTGCCAAGAACATTAAAAATGATCAATCATATTATATCTATTGTAGGATGGGGATATGACGCTACTATTGATAAACAGTATTGGATTATCAGGAATTCATGGGGTTCTTATTGGGGAGAACTTGGATTTATGAAATTAGTATTAGGAGAGAATCAGTTAGGTATTGAAAAAACGTGCGCCTTTGCAATGCCTGGAAATTGGACTATCAATAATGTTCCATGCTTCGAGGATGGCAGTAATTGTAATTAGATGGAATAATATTAATCCATTATTATTGAATTTAGATTAGAATGCCATGTATTCATATGTTCCTTTTTAAACGTGTGAAGTTGGATGATTTTTTCCAAATCCTCTATAGATGAATCGAAATTGGATTCGTCGCAATATAAACACGCATATCCTTTTCTTGAACACTTGGAACGCACAAATACAATCGGTTTCTTCTTTTCTGATTGACTATTCATTTTTTGCAAGGCGTCTAATAATGACTCATATTCGTTGACCACTTTTACAGTAGATTGTAAATAGTCCATAAAACTATCGTCTAATTCATAGGAATGATTCAATTTATAACTTATCATTAATGATATAATAATTAAAGATTTAATATATCATTATTTTTCATAAAATTATGTATGAATGAACCAACTAATTATTTAGCGGGGAAATCCAACAAGATTAGCACCAATACCGAAGCCAGCACCAGAGCGAGCAGACACAGCCATACTGGGAACGTATGTATCTAAAATTGAGAATGTTGCGGCAGCAGTGAGAGCGATTAACGCAACCTCATCTAAATAAAGAGCCTTCTTGGGAATAGCATAGGCAGCAAGAGCTACCATTACACCTTCGACTAAATACTTAATTGCTCTTTTGACGAGTTCACCTAAATCAACGAATTTGTTATCCATATTATAAATATAATTAAGAAAAAAATATATATATATATTCGTTAAAAAACTTAAAACTTATTAGATAATGATACTAAATGGAACAATCCAAAACTACTTCGTATGAACCTATGTTAAATAGTAACGGAACAAAAAACCCTAAATATGTGGATCTTTTAGAAGAAGATAAAGCTATTGCTGGGCAAAAATTTGCGTGTATATCATTTGTATCCCCTGAAAATATTTTGAAGAACAAACAGCTGTTTATCTTTCAAGAGTTCCTAAAGGGCTGGGAGTTATCTAAATCTATCGAAAAATTTCAGAAATTTACTGGGTTTTTGTCATATAAATACAATCTGAACGGACAAAATGTTATGACCGATTTAGAAGAATTCATTAAAGCAGAAAAATCATCATTATTTGATACCACCTTAGAGGACGAATATAAAACATTTATTGATAAAAATGAGTCCAGAATGGATGATTCATTTAATGAGACATATAACTTTCAAACATCAACGCGCGGTATTAAGGTACGCGGTGTATATCCCACCCAAAAAGAAGCAGAACTTCGCTGTAAAATGCTTCGCGAGATTGACCCTAATCATGATGTATATGTTGGACCAGTTGGACTATGGATGCCATGGGAACCTGAAGCTTACAAGACTGGTCGTGTCGAGTATCTTGAAAACGAGCTCAATCAACTTATGCATGAAAAACAAACGAATGAAGACGAGGCTAAAATGGAATTCGATAAACGTCTTCGGGATACAAAAACGAAGGCTATCGAAGAAAATAAAAAACTCGCATCACAAACAGGAAATAAATTGTCACAAAATGTTGATTCTAAAGGAAATCTAATTGGCGTTAATTCTGATGGATCTAATGATGATATTAGTGTTGCGGATATCAGAAAAGAATTATTTGAAAATGAAAATGTGGTAGTTGGAAAAAATGATTATGGGCTTAGTGAATTAGAGAAAAGTGGTACTATCTCAATCGACCGTGTAAATAATACAATTATCGATAATTTGAACGGATCTGCTACTCAACTTGATGCTGCTGTCACTGATAATGTAACTTCTATTACTATCGGTAATACTGAACCAGTAATATTAAAAACTGCTGAACAACTAAGTGAAGATGTCGCGCATAATGTGACTTCCATCACAATTGGCGATACTGAACCAGTAATATTAAAAACTGCTGAACAACTAAGTGAATCTACTACCGAAACAGTAGGCACTACCGATTCTATTACAATTACTACTGGTACTTCAAGTGAGAAGTAAATATTATCATCATGTAGTTTTATATAAATTAATTTTATATAAAACATTTAAAGATTGTCTGGCATGTCATGTTATAATGACGAATATTTGTATTGGAATTGATCTGGGAACAACATATAGTTGTGTAAGTGTATGGCAAAATAACAACGCTGAAATTATTGCGAATGATCAAGGAAATAGAACAACCCCTTCATTTGTATCATTTACTGAAAATGAGCGCCTGGTAGGAAACGCAGCAAAGTCAAATAGCACATCAAATCCTACGAATACAGTGTTTGATGCGAAGCGTCTTATTGGTCGCAGTTTTAGTGATCCTACTGTTCAGAAAGATATGGAACATTTTCCATATACTGTAAAAAATACATCAGATAACAAACCTATTATTGAGGTAACCTATAAAAATGAACTAAAACAATTTCGTCCCGAAGAAATTTCTTCTATGATTCTTGTTAAAATGAAAGAAATTGCCGAAAGTTATCTTGGGACGTCAGTAGAAAACGCTGTAATTACTGTTCCAGCCTATTTTAATGATGCTCAACGTCAGGCAACCAAAGACGCTGGGGCTATTGCTGGATTAAATGTATTGCGTATTATTAATGAGCCTACCGCAGCTGCTATTGCCTACGGGTTGGATAAAAAAACAAAAACTGAGATAAATGTTCTTATATACGATTTGGGTGGTGGAACATTTGATGTATCACTTCTTTCTATTGAAGACGGCGTATTCGAAGTAAAAGCTACCGCTGGAGATACTCATCTTGGAGGAGAAGATTTCGACAGAAGACTGGTTGAATATTGTATTACCGATTTTAAACGTAAAAGCAAGATTGATATATCTGATAATAAACGAGCAATGCGTAGACTACAAACCGCGTGTGAAACTATGAAGAAAACATTATCAAATGCTTCTGTTGCCACCATTGAAATAGACGCACTGGCAGATGGAAATGATTATAATACAATTATTAGTCGTGCTAAATTTGAGGATTTATGTGCGGATTTATTCAGAAAAACAATTGACCCAGTAGATAAGGTTCTTTCTGATAGTAAAATTAGTAAAAGCGCTATTCATGAAATCGTTCTTGTAGGCGGTTCTACCAGAATTCCTAAAATTCAAGAATTACTTTCGGATTATTTCAATGGCAAGGAACTGTGTAAAAATATTAATCCAGATGAAGCAGTTGCGTATGGTGCTGCGGTTCAAGCTGCTATTCTATCAGGCAATAAAGATGAAAAATTGAATGAACTTCTTTTACTTGATGTGATTCCCTTGTCACTTGGTGTAGAAACCGCTGGAGGAATTATGACACCTGTCATTAGTAGAAATAGCACTATTCCTATCAAAAAATCACAGGTTTTCAGCACCTATGTAGATAATCAGCCGGGATGTACGGTTCAAGTATTCGAAGGCGAGCGTCAATTCACTAAAGACAATAATAAATTGGGAGAATTCCAACTCACTGATATTCCGGCAATGCCTCGTGGCGTGCCACAAATTGAAATTACGTATGATGTTGATGCAAACGGTATTCTTCATGTGAGTGCCGAAGAGAAATCCTCTGGTAAAAAAGAGAAGATTGAAGTTACTAATGACAAGGGGCGTCTTAGTGCTGAGGATATTCAGCGTATGGTTGACGAGGCAGAACAATTTAAGGAGGACGATCTTAAACTTAAAGAGCAATACGAAAGTAGGTCTTCGTTAGAAACAGCGTTGTTTGGAGCGAAAGATATAGTCAATGATTCGCGCGAAAATAATAAATTAGGAGAAGATGATATCAATTCTATTTCAGAGAAAATAACAGAATTACAAGAGTGGTTGGATAATTCAATGAACGAAGAGACTTCTGTATACAGTGACAAGAAAAACGAGCTGGACCAATTTCTACAGCCATTTATCATGAAACAAGCGGCAGCATCTAACATTCATGAAACGGATGATACAGATGACCCAGTTGACGTATCAGTGGAAGAGGAGGAGGAATGGTCGCCATCAATTGGTGATGTGGATTAAATATGTTAATATAAATTGAATCGATTTAATATAGTATAGTCATAGGTATAATGGACCAATCAAATTCCAATTCTTACTACGTAAAACATAATGTTGAATTCAAAGAGTATTCTATGCAGCAATATGTATATAATTTAGGTATTGTAAATGTCCCCGAAATTATTGAATATGACGCTATTAGTAAGATTATGATTATGAGGAAAATAGATAATAATAATTTGTCACATGAATACGGAGAAGATGCTACAGATATTCCTGATGAATTATTTGAACAAATTGTTATAATAGTACAAACTCTTGTATCACATAATATCGAATATCCCGATTTAACTGGGTATAATTTTGTAGAAGATAATGACGGTAAAATTTGGATTATTGATTTTGAACATTCATTGATCACGTCGTCAAAAAACATTGATAATATTAATATATTATCAATTTGTAATGGTAACAAAGAATGGAACCCAGATTTCAAATAATTTATAAATTGAAGTAACATAATTCAATTTATAAATGACAAATGGTAAAAATAAGCAATACTTATTTAAATGTAGGATATACATACAAATTTTACACATGTATTCCCTATAAGAGATCTTTAAAAATATTCAGTGGTACATATATAGACACCAATTGCGGAAAAATGCGCGTTTCTGGCTATAAAGATAGCAGTATATGTCTTGAAAAAAATGAATTATGGACAGTTCCGATAGAATGGATTACAGACGTCATGTTGTTATCAAATGATTAATTTTATAACAATTGCCTACATATTTCTACCACGATGATTTTTTAACACTAATTTTTGGTCCAGCACTTTTGCGTCGCGCTGTATTTGGATCGTATGATTCATCTTCATCGTCCGAATTAAGATTCTTGGATAGTTCCCAGAATTCTTTGGACCCTAAACGAAAATCGTTGTGATTTTGTGCTTTGTACCAGAAAATCTGGTCGTGTAATTTGTTCGTTTTGGCATTATTGTTAATCACCAAGCACTCGTAATTTTCTGTACATTGATCCATTACTTGACAAAATGATTCAAACGTAGGAAACATGCCTGCGTAATTCTCCCAAATCCGCTTACGATTTGTAATGTAAGGTTCTCGTAAAATAAACACATAATCGATATTTGTTCTTAGATTTGGTGGTATACCTAAAGGGTATTGCATTGTAATAATGAGTAGGATCTTCCAATGACGTCCATTCATAAATAACAGTCGCATAAGTTTATCCTTTGACCAGGATGAATCATATAAACAATCATCTAAAATAACAAATGCTCGAGGGTCGATAGTGGTTCTTTTATATGCTTCTACTTCTTTTTTCATTTGTTTCATTACAGTTCTCTGTCTCTTGAGAATATTTTCAATAATAGCCGTATTATATTCATCATGGATAAATAATTTTGGCACGTGACTGCTATAAAATCCATTTCCGGCTTCTGTCCCAGAAATAACAGTACCTATAGGAATATCTTGATGGTAGAATAATAAATCGCGAACTAAAAAAGATTTACCAGTATCACGACGACCTATCAATACAATAACAGGGCCAGTACTGCCATTTTTATCATCCGCATGAAATTGAATATTTTTCATATCAAATTTTCTTAATTCTAATGTCATTACTTTTATTTAACAAAAAAACTATCCATAAAAAACGAGATAATAAGTTAAAACATTAGAGAATTTATATAATCTAAGGTTAAAAGAATTAATGTTCGAAATGAACTATATTAAGGATAATAGCTGTGCTGATTTTTCTGAACCTTTGAATGTGACAAATATTCAAAATTACAACCCAATATATAATTTATTTTTTAAACTAAACGAATCCAACTATAACAATATTCAATTAAATGAACGATTTAAACTACAGCACATAAAAAAACGCGAAAATCACAATTGTTTCTCATGCGAACTACAAGCATCTGATACATCGACAATTTCAAATAAAGAAATGTTTATCAAATTTTCGCCTATTATAGATCCCACAAAGTACCTAATAGGTAAATATAATATAGAAAATGATGACCTATTTAGTCTACCTTCATTAAATGAAAGCAGTAATATTTTAGCTGAGAAAAAAAATGCCTCTAATAACTCGGCATACACTGATGGATTCTTTTCGTTTCTCTCCAGTAAATTATTACATAACCACGATGTTTTAAATGCTAACGACTATTATGGTTCTTTTATTGCTAATCAGAAAGATTTTCGCTATAATGTATTTGATGATATTGAATATCTATGCGAATCCGACTTTTTTCATGACAACAAAGATGTATTATTCACGTTAGATGAAGCATTTTATGATGAAGCTGATAATAACGACAGTAGAAATAATAAGAAGAAAATTAATATTAATAACAATAATATATCATTGAAATCTGTTGAAGCGTTTAATGATGATATATACGATAATATGTTTACTCCTTCGATCGAATCTGAGAATGATAGTAATATTGATGAAACCGTTATATTGGATGACAACCTAACGGAAAATGCTCTCTCTGTAATAAATTTGAATAGATTGTCGAATAGTAGAGGAAGCTGTAAAACATCTTCATCGCATTCGTCATCATGTTCCTCAAGAACATCTGTCACGGATAATAACGATAATGACAGTATAGCAGGCAGTGATATAGAATCCCTCAATGATATGTCTTCATATGAGTCGGAAGGGTCAGAAGAAGATGAAAATATTTATGCGTATATACCAGATTTCCCAGTTAATATTATTGCTCTTGAAAAATGCACAGATACATTGGATTCATATATGATGGATGAGGAAGTATCCGATAAGGAGTGGTCTGCTCTATTGATGCAAGTAATTTTCACTCTTTTAATTTATCAGAAAACGTTTAATTTTACACACAATGACCTCCATACTAATAATATTATGTATGTTGAAACAGAGAGACAATTCATGTATTATAATTTCGCCGGGAAATTTTACAAAATACCCACGTTCGGTAAAATATGGAAAATCATTGATTTCGGGCGAGCAATATACAAATACAATAATCATATCATCTGTAGTGATTGCTTTGGAAAGAATGGCGACGCAGATGGACAATATAATTGTGAACCTTTCTTTAATGACTCCAAGCCACGATTAGAAACTAATATGAGTTTTGATTTATGTAGGTTAGGATGCTCACTATTTGATTTCTTTGTAGATGATATTGTTAGTATGAAACGTGGCAAGTTATCTCCGATCGAACGAATTATAGTAGATTGGTGTTATGACGATAACAATAAAAATATATTATATAAAAAGAGCGGCGAAGAACGTTATCCCGAGTTTAAGTTATACAAAATGATTGCCAGAAACGTTCATAAACATACTCCTGAGCAACAATTGGAACATGATGTATTCATAGAATTCCAGGTAACAAAAAAGAAACTCAATAGCAGCGCACAGAAAAAAGTGTTGTATATAGACAATTTACCCAATTACAGTTGAGAAATTCAATAATACTAATATTATCATTCATTTATTAGTATTATTTTGATACCATAAATCAAACCTCCACTTATTAGATAGCAAACGCGGTCAGATCTATTAGCAAATTGAGGATCCCATCTGCGACGACATGATAACTACCAGTCGCTCATGCGACATTCTTTTTCTTGTTCTGCCCAGTATTCTTCTACCTTATGATTATATTCATTTAATTCTTGTATTATATTATTCATCCTTTCTTTCGAAGTATTATCAAATTCACCAATATATTTTATCAGTTCTACTGGTAATATCTTATATAATTCTTTATATTTCATTTATAATTTATAGTAAAAATAAAATTGGTTATTAAATCAATTTTATTATTTATTCTACAGTTAGAATGATATTATTTAAAACGCAGGATCTCCTGTAAACGCAGGTGTTTTTACTGCTCCTCCACTAATAGTGCTTCCTTGTGACATATCTCCCATTTGTTCGACTATAAAATTAGCCAAGTACACTCCTAAAAATACAAACATCGAATCCTTCATAAGTAATTTAATAGGTTTATCGTCTTTATCTATGTATTTCATCTCAATGAAACGAATGATTAAATATACAGTAGCGCTTGCTAATGATAATGTTAAAATATCACTCATTTAATTTGTAGTAATATAATCATTACTATGGTTCTACGCATTTAACTTAAAATTTCAACCCCATCTAATACCACTAAATCATCTTGATTATTTGAACTGGTAGGGCTTCCTAAATCTTCGAAGTTTAGATCGACAGAGTCCATTGAAATTTTTATCTTTTCATCTTCATCATCCAGAAGTTCTTCCATTTTTCTTGCCTCGTTTCTTTCATTACTAATCATTTCAAGACGCTCTACACTTTTTGGAGCATTCACATCTTCCTCATTCTTATTGACATCGATCATTTTATCAATATCAGAAAATTGAAGTCCTTTTTCCAAAACTACATTATCTTTTGATTCAGATTCTATGTCATTTATTTCTAACGAAACACCTGAATCTGTTTCATCTATTTTTACATTGTCATCCGTTTTCAAAACTATTTCATCCTCTTTCTTCGCATTATCAATAATTTCAGTAATTTCACTATGCAAACTTGAATCATTATTAACGTTGCTTTCAGATATCTCCTCCTTGCTTTCAATTAATGTCTCATTCGCCTCTACTTCCTCTTCTACGCTCTCTTCCAAGTAAGAACGCAAAATGTGTTCTACTGGTATTGTTTCACGCACAGCATTCACAATACATTCCTTGACAATAATTTCAAGCTCACGGTTATTCTTTTGAATCTGAAGAGGAGGAATATCTTTTTCAAACAAATAAATATTTGTATATAATTTACGCGCTACGTGAATATATGTTTTGTGTATAAAATCCTTCATTTTTGGAATATTTAAATCGATTTTCTTTTGTTTTTTTCCTACACGAACACAAGTAAGAGCTTTCAATTGAATAATATGAACACATGTAATTAAATCTTCGATATACCCACATGAACTTTTTTCAGTAATACGATTTACTTCACTCTGAATCATCTCATCATTCCACTTAGGAATTCTACTAATAAAATTCTGAAATGTCATCAAGTATTTATCCTCTTCGTCCGCTTCTACGCACATCTTATATGCTTCTGTGTAAATAGACTTGAACCCTTCTTGAATGAAAGGAGATATTATGTTAATCAAACGAGTTACCCACTCGTTTTTTGATTCTTGTAAACTGGCTACATTAAAGTCATCCATTTTACATAAATGAAATATTTTCTAAATCGTCATTATTACGTATTAACATAAAATTAAAGATAGAGAACATAAACAACTTTTCATTTCTAAACTCCTTTTTGGTCTTTTCAAAAAAGGTTAACAGTGTAAATTTTTGTAGGGGGTCTATATTTTTACATGTTTCTATATATTTTAATATATCAATGCTTGATACACCTTTATCGTAAAATTTATTTGCCATCTTTATTAGTTCTAAATTATCCGTTATCTTATGTAATCCCTTCATCTGTTTTTTTACATATTCAGTTATAATTTTTACAGAAGCCGGTCTACCATATGTTTCATCAAGTTTATGCACATGCAAATTAATAGATTCATTCTTAATTATAGGCAAGGGGACAAATATATCGCAAAATCTTGATAATATAGGTCGCAATAATTTTGATTTTTCCTCTACTACAATAAAAAAACGCGTAGAATGACTAAATAACTCAATACATCTCCTAAGCGCTGATTGAGCATCAATCGTTAATTTATCGGCGTTTAGTAGAACAATACTCTTGAACGTTTGTTCATTACTGATGCTGTGAATATTGGTTTTTGAAAAAAACTTCAGATCTTCGCGAATAAATTTTATTCCTTTTCCATGTCCACAATCTATATTCATTACGTAATTCTTTATTATTTTCCTGTCACTATTATAAATCTTCTTTATAAATGAGTCCACTAACGTTCTTTTACCAGAACCAGTTGGACCATGAAAAATAATGTTGGGTATTTTATTTACACTTATAAAATAATCCAATTTATCATTTATATGTGTATGAATATTAAGAACCGTATTACTCATTACTTATATACGAATACTTATTTTTAATATCTATTTATAACGTATGTTTATTTTGAACGATGAATTCAAAATAAACACGATTTTATTATATCATTTATCGCGTACTACTTAGACTATGTGTATATGGATTGTTTTTGAAAGCAGACAAAATATCTGGTTGAATACGCTCACATGAAACATTTTGGTCATATTGCTGAGGTCCACTTATTTTACCAAAACTGGTGGAATTGGGAATACTTGAAGGCATGTTCGGAGAAGTAAGATGATTATTATTTGTTCCACGACCAGTAGCCACATTCATATTCATCTGATTATTAAATGTATTTGTATTACCGGATGGTGTATAAGAAACAGACTGTTTATTATTATTGTTTCTTTGATTGCGTTCAGGGTCATTCATACGATGTCCTTGTCCAGTAGACATGGGATTACCATAATCATTATATGAAGTAGTAGAACGCTGGGTTAATTCCGCTACAGGTTTATCCAGCATGTAACCATCAGATGTTTGTCCTTGAACATTCATATGAAATTTTGCGTCTGCGGTCATTTCCTTAATTGTTGTCTTAGGTTTATCAGCAGGATTAATAACATATTCACCGCCTGCACCATATTTCTGAATATTACCACTTAATCTGTTATTACCTACAGAATTCTCTTTACGAGAAGGTCGCAATACATCAAGTAAAGGCGCAATGACAGCACCTAAGGCCGCTTGAACACCACCCATTTGAGTAGAAGGTTGGGTCGTATTACGATTATTTGGCTTAGATATAAAACTATGCTTACCATAATCAGCATCCGTCGCAGCATTACTACCACCTCTTGATGGACCTCCTAAAACAGATCCATACACATGATCCCTCGCGGGTTCAGCATAATTCTCGTTTATTTTTGCCTTCTTGTAGTTACCGGCCGCAATACCTTGATACTCCATACTGGTTTCCGACCGATTCTCAAATGGCATTACTTCTACAGCACGCGATGTAGGACCTTTCTCTAAACCGGTTGTAGTCATGTATCTTTCAGGACCATTTGAAAAATATGTATCTGGAGCATGTTTTTCTACATTACCAATCTGCCCACGTTCTGCCATACTGGACAAAGCAGGACCAGCAGGACCTTCGTGATTTTGAAGTCCATATGAAACTTTTGGGTTAGTGACAACACGTAAGTCATCTACTGTTTTTGGTTGCCATTGATCGCGGGCTTCCATACCAGAATTGAACCCTGCAGTACCCTTTGATCCATACCCTTGATTTAGTCCAGGACCCACTTGTTCCGACTCCCATGGCTTTACATTCGCCATCTTTGTACTGGGATTAACACGTGTTCTGTAAAAATCTGTCATATTGGGAGCTCCATGCGCCCATTGAACATTGTCTTCAGGTTTAAAAAGAGCACCTCGTTCTTTTTTCTTCATGTGCTGTGACCCAGCACCTGTCTTAGCATCTAAATTAGACTCTGTAGTCAAGTGAAAATTCTCGCCCAAAGCACCAAATCCACGCGCCTTTGAACCAAAGAAAGGTTTCATATTGCTATGTTTGAAATCAGTTACATTTAATGGTTGTCCAGTTAATGAATATTGTTCAGTTGGTAGATTGCTTCCAACATCTGTATGTTGTTGTCTTGCGTCAGTTTTATAAACATCTTGGTTAAAATATTTATCAGATGCTTGATTTGGATTTACATATTGATTAACATTTGTTGCCAAATCCTCTGTTGATTCAATAGGATAATTATTAGTAGGTGTATTACTATTGTTACTATTTTTATTGTTTGTCTTAAATGCCTCCTTATTATTTTGATTTGATATTGTATATAATCCTCCTAGACCGATTAGTGCAACAAGACCAGCTTCCATTTTATAATAAAACAATATAATTATTTTGACTTTCTTAACAATAAATATATAATGGCAATACAATTATGGATTTATTTATAATGTATCACAACTTCGCGTTTTACAAACAGTACTATTTCCATTCATAAAATTATGAACCGGTAATGCTTCATTTGTATTGTTTTTAACACATGGAACATTAGGACTATAGTAATCTTTCTCTAAGATACGGGTGCTTAAATTATTATGAAAAGGAATACATGTATGTTCTTGTGGATTTAAAGGCAATATACTCCAATGAGGTTGTTCTAAATCACGAGCTGTCCATGCCGGCATAATGGCTCTCGACTGTTCTGTGTAAGGATTGCTTACACCAGAAGGCACTTGAACAGATTTCACACGATTTTCTAAATAATTATCGGTTTTCGCACAATCACGGTTCAAACTTCTTGTCATTCCTTTCAAATCACTCTCTAAATTTACAGTATTTGTATGGTAATTAGCTCCCCATTTCTGTAAACGGATATGGGGATCAGATTCATAATTCACATTATCACCAGGACCAGGCACATTTAAATGGTATCGACCAGTGAAGGTTGAAATTTGTAAATCTTTTTCAATTCTAAGCTGACTACTTTTTATACTGGTTAACGACATTATTTTATATATATCTTATATAATAATTTTCTTAAGACATAAAATAGGGTCGTTGTTTCTTTTCAACAACTAATTGATCAGGTAATATCATAGCACCACGATCGTAAAATACAACCTCAGGTATTTGCTTCATGTTTACTATCACTGGTGCTTTAGGTTTTACTAAATTGGTAGAATCGATACCACGTAATTCTGATTCAATATCAATACCATTATGCGACTGTTCATGAATAGAAAATTTGGGTGGCGCTAAACCACAATTAGGTGTGGCTGGCATATTCGATTTGCCATAGTACTGACTATGAGTATATGCTTGTGCTAATTCAAAATTACGTTGTTCCAATTTATAGTCTGTAGATGTATTGTTATTTCTGGTAGATGCCATTTTATATATTGTTTATTATTTTATTTTTCAATAAATCACACGTTTTCAGTGTAGAAGCATCATCTTGTTTCAATACACTACATAGTATCTTATGAAAATCACCGAAAAAATCATAACTATGTAAGTAGGTAAAATTAAATTCGTTATCATCCGATATCCAATTCGGCTTCTTATCTGATTTCATAATATCACTGAACATAGTTAGAATATTTCGGTCCGTTTTAACATGTTCATATAGATCCCGCTGCCTTACACACAATGTTAAAAATACTTCGTCTAAATTATTGTCATTCATAATTATATTATATGCGTTTAATAGTGATACTCTATAATCATCATCATCATCATCATAAGATACTATACAATCAGTATTATAGTTCACCATATAAAATATAATATGCCTTATATTTTATATTCATTTTTTGATATAATCACTTATTTGTTCTTTCCTGTGAAATAGTCATAATCTTTGGTTAATTCACGAGAAGGTAATCCACCACGAATCCAACCCTCAGCAGCAACACCCTCTACCAAATTCGCAGGATTATTGACAGTAGACGCAAGTGAAGGAATTAATTCTGGTTGAGATAAAGGAATATAAGATTTCTCAGAAGAAGGATCAATACTCTTTCTACTGGAATGTTGCTCTCCTTGTACTAATTGTGACTCTAATACGGGGTTGCCAGCACCACGTCCCAAGAAAGGAACCGTTTTGTATGGTCTCTCTTGTAAATCAATGCGACAACGAGGATTTGTTTGAACTGATCCAATCAATAGATTGGAATTAGTGTCTACATTACATCCATCAAGAGCCATTTGCTTTGGTCCACTATAGTTAATATTTGGTTGCGATAGTGCCATGTCCATGCTGTTTTTCATTAAGCAATCGGAAGCACCAAAATTTGTAAGCATGTAATTTGCGTTTTTTGTGCTTTGTTGGTTTCTTTGACTTAAGTCACAATTGTCATTACCAATTCGCGACATATTATTAAAAGTATAATCACTAACTGAAGCCATTATTATTACTATAATAATATATTATAATTACTAAACCGTTAAATTTAATTTCCAGGATATTTATTATAGTTGTTTCTATCACATGCTAAACTATCACCATCTTTACATGAAGTCATATCTCCATATAAAAATTCCGCAAATGCTTTTTGGTCATTTGGGACTCGTGAATTTGGCATGCTATGGAAATTTCGCATTGATTGTTCAAATCCAAAATTATCCCCTAAATCTTTAAAAAGACGTTTATCAATGCCTTCATTTGATTCATTTATCTGAGCAACCATGTCTTTGGTATTTTCATTTATATCGTGTTCAACCTTTGGATTAAATGCAGGAGGCGCTGATTTCCTGGTAGGATTATCTTGAATTTCTGGCAATAATACATTACTTAAAGGGTTTTTCACCTGAGTCTTTTCAAAATTATGCTTCATTATATCAAAGTTCTTTTTATTTGTAAATCCTTCCTTCGCGAATGATTTAATAGATTCACTACTGGTTGTGTTATTATTGAACATATGAACAATTACACCTAAAGTAACAATACCAGTAATCAAAATAGGAAATGATCGCAAAGTGATAAATCCTAAACCTGATAATATCATAATCAATCTGGATATTGCATTCATTTTTTGTGTATAATCCATATTTTCTGAGGGCCAAATATCAGTTATATATGTTTTATCAAGTAATACATATGGGTTTTCTGTCCAAAATTCTACAGTCATTATATATATTCTATTTTTATAATTAATCATATTATTTTTAAAATAATGAAACTTGACTATTCTAAAAATATTCTGAGATTAGTTCAATAACAGAATAAAAAAACAAATAGATAAGTATAATGTGGTATTGTTACATTTTAAGAAATAAATTACCCCAATTCAAGAATAATACATATAATGGATCCACAAACAATCCTATGCGAAGATTAAGGCAACATAATGAAGAAATAAAAGGCGGCGCACGAGCCACTCACGGTAAAGGAGGTGCATGGGAAATATGTACCATGTTATCAGGGTTCCCAAATCATATAAACGCCTTATCTTGCGAATGGCGTATGAAATGCCCATCAGGAAAACCCGGAAAACGTGAAGGAAAATATCAAGGAGTACGCGGACGTGTAAGTTCTTTAAATGAAATATTACCATTAGAAAGATGGACAGGAAAATGTATAGTAGATAATATGGATTTCAAATTAAAATTACACATTTTGAGTGATGTAGTTCAGTATTTGGACCTTACGTGCGTTCCAGATTACATTACTATCGAAATAGTAGATGTTATAGATAGTAGTTGTGTAGAATTAGATAAAGAAATGTATACATTCGATGAAATGATTGATAAGATATAATTTATTTTATATCAGAATTATCGTTCGTCATTTATACTTATATGCATTAAATTTATAAGTATAAATATCATAATTATTATTTTAAACCTTCTTCTTTTTCTTCTTCTTCTTCTTAGACGATGAATCGGTATTTCGTTTGGAATTATCTACTTCATCCATTTCAAGCAACTCTTTCATCGCCTTAGCAGCATCTTCTTCTGTTCTTTTCGGCATAGCAGCTTCTTTCGCCTTTTGCAATGCGTCTAATCGTTGTTTTTCTGTCGCTTTTTTATTCATACGTTCACGCATTTGTGCTTGCTTTGTTTGCTCTTCCATCATATTATTAAATGACGCAAGATCCGGTTGTTGACCACCTCTTGCTCGACCTCGTCCACCCATACCTCCAGGCATATTCATACCCATTTGCTTCAACATAGACTGAATATTCTCCATACCAGGCATATCCTTCATTTTTTTCATCATTTCTCCAGCTTCCTGTAGAAGTTCATTCTCTTTCAGTTCTCCACTTTTAATTCTACTATCTAATTTACTTCCTACATTTTTGACTAATCCCATTAGCTTGGAAGGATCACCCATCATTTTCTTGAACACGTCGTCCATATTTGCGTCATCCCCCAAATCTAAATCCAAATCACCTGCTGTCTCTTCTGCTATTTCGCGCGCCAAATTGCCAAGTTTACCTCCTAACATTCCTGTAATATGACTATGCAATTCATCGGAGTTAGGAATATTCTCCATATTTATCCCACTTTTCGTTTTATCGCCTTCTCCTGTTTCACTTGAATTAAACACATTGTGCATTTGCCCGATTGTTTCTTCTAATTTGGATTTAAAATCTTCTTGGTCAACTGATTCAAACATCTTCGCTGTATCTCCAAAACTGTCGGTATTATTGAATGAACCTACCATCGTAAACAACATGAGTTGCAGATATTTCCAAATCGTTTCTTTGGTCTTATCTGAAATATCACATGACCAAAAATATTTGAAATCTATATCTGGTAAAAATGCTGTATCTATCTTCAAATCAGTAAAAATATCCTCATTTTGATACAAAATATCAAAAAATCGTTCTGGAAATACAGTTTTACAATATTCATATACTCTACTCACAGATTCATCACAGTGCTCCTTCATTCCAATATCTTTTAGGTCATCACACAATTTTGGAATATATTCAGGAAACGTGGTTAATATATCTCTGACAAAATCCTTTGTAATCTTCTTAAATTCAGTTGGAACATCCGTATTTTTTTCAGACTCCTCGCTATAATTTTCCATTATACAAATCTATAATAATTCCTATTTAAATCAATCTTAGTTTATAAAATATAATTTGGTTAGTTTCGATAGGTTTTGAATATACTTTAATGTCTTTGCTTGGTCCGTCTCACTCATTTCCGAAATAGGTTTCTTCAACATATTAATCTTACTAATAATTTTATCAGTATTATTCATACTTTTAACATCACTACTATAATCCTTATTCACAAAGAAGTCTATATTCGAATTATTTATTTCATCCTCGTATTTAATCGTGATGTGACGATGCCATACATCAATAATCATACGAGGGTTCGCTTTTCTTAACATAGACAGCGCATTTTTACTTGCAAGTATTTCAGAGTCATCTGGGAATACGTTACTTATATCAGTAATAAACTCCATAAAATGTTCATTAAATCCTTTCAATACCAAACTCTTGTCTGCCATATTTATCTATAAATGAATAACTCTTTTTCTTTTTAAATATTTTAACGAAAAAAACTATTAAGTCCGCTTTACTTGTTTGATAATTCTTGCTCTCGCGATTGTGTAAGAGAATCCAGTGACACATTCCCACCAATTTTATCAGGTACATAATTATCTGGCGGGGTTTCTATAGACGTATCATTATCAGGAATCGCATAATTATACATTTGCTTTAGACCACCATTACCTTTCGCTGATAGATCATCGCTCGACATGTCCCAAAAACTATAATTATCGGAATTTACACCACTCATGCTCAAGCTACCTAAAGAAAATGCCATCGGTTCGCCGTTATTCATTGTAGCTATATTTTTTGATTGAGTTTCTTTGTGTCTAAAATGATTGTAGATTTCGTCGCCAAATAATACACGATGTCCATTATTAATCAACAATAATGCCGGAACCTTTGTAATAGTCGGAGGCAAGCGAAGCTCTTGTCCATTTTCCAATACTAAATAAGTGGCACCATCGTGCCCTTTTTTTCTCTTGTCGATACATAAATAAAACAGTTCCTCCTTTATTTCACTTTTAGACAAGGTAGTTAACACATTTTTACAATTAGTACAATAATTACTGTAGTATAAAATATTTGACATCTATATTTACTTAAAATAATAAACAAAATTCTTTTTAACTAAATATAAAATAAAATTGATATAAGTTTAACCTAAATATAAAATATATAACAATAGTAATAATGACTGAACCTGTCGTGACAATTAATAAACGGGGTGCTGAAATGGAATTTACCCTAAGTGGTGTAGATATAAGTATAGCAAATGCTGTGCGAAGAACAATTGTTGCAGATATTCCGTCTGTTGTTTTTGAAACATTTCCACACGAAAAAAATAATTGTATTATTCACAAAAATTCAACTAAACTAAATAACGAAATTATTAAACAGCGATTGAGTTGTGTTCCTATTCATATTACCGATTTATCACTGCCTCTTGAAAATTATAAAATAATTGTGGAAAAAGTAAATGATTCAGATGCCATACAATACATCACAACAGAAGATTTCAAAGTATACGATATTAAAAACAGCAAGTTCATATCCGAAGCCGAAAGCACGAAGATCTTTCCTCCAGATCCAATCACCAAAAGATATATCGATATCGTAAAGCTGCGTCCACAAATGTCAGCAGAAATTAAAGGCGAGGCGCTACATTTTGAATGCACTTTATCTATATCATCTGCCAAAAATAACGGCATGTTTAATGTAGTATCCACATGTGCGTATGGTAATACAGTCGACAATGAAAAAGGAACTGTAGAGTTGGGAAAATATTTGAAGGAATCGAAGAAAAAAGGTCTCAATAAAGAGGAATTGGCAATTGCTGAAAAAAACTGGAATATTCTGGATTCACAGAGACATTACGTTAAGGATAGTTATGATTTTACAATTGAAACAGTTGGTGTATTTGAAAATCATGATATTGTAAAGGCATCGTGTAATGTTATTATTACACAGCTTCAGGAACTCAGGACAGTTTTTGAGTCTGGTGCTATTAAAATTGAAGAAAGCACGTCTACATTAGAAAATTGTTACGACATTCGGTTACAAAATCACGACTACACGATCGGTAAACTCCTGGAGTTTATGCTGTACGATCAATATTTTGTAAATAAAAAAACCGTAGGGTTTTGCGGATTTAGGAAAAATCACCCACATGATGATTTTAGCACAATTCGTTTAGCTTATAATGAACCTATCCAAAAAACTACGGTGATTAATAATTTCATTTATGTTATCGATTTATCAATTGAATTATATAATAAAGTACTGCGTCAATTTTAACTTTGTATATAAACTATTTTTTTTTACTCGTATATATTATAAATAATGACTGATCGCTGTCCATCGATTCAAGAAATTGAAAACAAAATGAACGAAGAATTAAAAAAAGAAGGTTTAGAACCGGTTGAATTCGCCCGAGAATTTCAAAAAATTACCAGAAGTGGTAAAAGATATGGTGGTATGCGCGGCGGTGATGGCGAGTGCACTGTATTTGATGGTGTTCTAATATTAGCTCTTCTATCTGCTTCTATGTATGGAGGACATTTCATTTTAAGTTGTGTAGCTTCGGACGCTATGTCAGGCTTGAACTCAGCAGTCTCTGGTACTTTTACACGTGGATTAGCAGGAGCTATTCAACAAATGTCTGCCACAGTGAATAACTCTAACATATCCGAATTAGGTGGTATGATTAAAACAGGACTTGCAGGTGTAGGTGCTTGGTCTATTTCTGACTGGTCAGGAGTTAATTCCAAGGTAAAGGAACAGGCGATGAATATATGTGCTGCTATGAATGCACTCCGCAGTGGTCAAACTAACGTTAAATGGAAGGGTGGTCGCAGAAGACGTAGTCGTAAATCAAGACGTGGTGGATCATGTGGAGCTAAAGTAGGTGGTCGCAGAACACGTAATCGCAAAGCTGGTTCCAGACGCACTCGTCGTGGTGGTTCTCGTAATCCTATGGGCATGGGTGGTTCCAGACGTAGCCGTAGATCCAGACGTAGCCGTAGATCCAGACGTTAAATGTATAACATCTATATAAAAAATTTATTTTATAAAATTGAAATAACTTTTTTAATTTTATAAATAAGAAAATAATAACTGATTGAGACAATGTTTAAGCAATTACAAGTAAATACACGCGAAGAGCGTCGTCTCTGGAACGAAATGCGAAAAGAACTATGCACACACAATAGTTATCAAGTTAGACAACGATACTATCCATTTATGTTGGAATTGTGGGAACAAAGACGCACATTAATTGAAAATAGTTATCGTAAAAAAATTCAAGAAGAAAATGTAAAAAGCAAAATTATAGAAACTGAACGAGAAAAAATGAGGGAGGAAGAGTTTATTCAACGAGAACTCGAAAAAAAATATCTTCGCGAAAAAAGGTTAGAGTATCGTAAAGAACTAAAAGAAAAACGACAACAAGAAATAATAGAAAATCCCTCTATAATTAGACGATCGCAAAGAATTCAAAAAACACAAGAACAATAAGCAGTAAATAAGTATTCATATTGTATTTATGTATTTTTTTATTTACACCTTTTAACATCTAAAAAGTAGTAGCGACACGCAATTATTTTTTTTATAAAATTGAATTCATTCATTTTTCAATTTTATAGTATTTTTTCAATTATAGTTCGCAATTATTTTCATCAATCTTAATAATGGTTGCAACGTTTGTTAGAACAGTATCTTTTTCATTTGAACGCAGATTGAAATTCAATAGTGCCATCTGTTTTGACGGATGTAAATCATTAAAATACTCAATAACACTCGCAAGACGAATTGAACGTTTTTCTGTCACCAACTCATTGATATACTTCTGATGAATATTATACATATGAATGCGATATTGCTGTGGCCACTCTCTTAGTGGTTTCTCCTTTTTAATATAGCATCGCACATAATTATTGTACAGGGCATAGGTAAATTTATGAATTTGGTCTCTGTATGTTCCAAACTTCTTACTATCCTCTGGATAGAGTTTCAAGTAAGTGCTCATTTTTCCTGATTTGCGGAGCTCCAAATAAGTATATTGCCCTTTCGATTGATTTCCACGCATACGTCGCACCTCCTCGTAATTTGGATTACGACATTTATAGCGAATAAATGGATTTGTGATACTTTTAAACACTACGCCCACTGTCTTATAATCTGTATTACAAGACGCATACTGTTCAATATAATTTTCCTTCGAATGTGCTGTCTCATTATAAATTTCTGGAAATTTCACACCTGTACTACTAATAAAATATTCTCTGACTCTCTGTAATTCCTCTGGTAAATTCGTATTATTATTTGTATCGGTAAAATCGTATCCCGAAACCTCAATGTCGTCTTTTTCTCCATCCACACACATAAATACTCCGACCAAATACAGTGACGCTTTATCAAATGGTGTTACAATTCGATTTTCAGGATGCTGAAGAACAAAGCTATAACAATACTTCTTATCCAAATTATCTTCAATATTCAGTCCGCACTCGACACGCGCCTCCTCAAACAATTCAGAAAATGTTTTTGCAGAATCGCGGTAAAATTTCACATTTCCACCCACAGTACTACGAGTAGCGATATCCCATGTTTCAAGTTCTGTATCATAAAATAGATTGACCATTGTTCCCTCTACGAACTCTTCAGCGCGCATATTATCCATTCCTTCCGATTTCAATTCAGTAATGGATATCGACTTGTTCGGTGAAAATGCTACCATTTTCTTACTATTTAGATTTACAATTAGAGAACGGTATACTCCCATTTTAATATAATTATCATAGGCAAGCATCTCTTTATCATATCTCAAAATTTGGTAATTACCGCCTTTCTTACTTCTGTATCCCTTTTTATGAATATTAGGCTTATCATTTACGTCACTGGATATAATATAACTTTTATCAAATACGACAGGAGACATCATGATATTAACATTAAATAACGATTTATTCTTAAATCGATTTAATACGTTAATCATATTAATTTCTACTGTAAATATAAGATATGTCAGTTTCAAGTGATTCTATTTTTTTACAAGTATACGATGTTATTAAGATTGATTCGCCATCAAACGAATTATATAATGATAAACGGTTTTTAATTGATTATATCGATAACATTAAACTTAAAATTATCAATACAGAAACAAATGAAACTTTTACCTTATTGTTAAATAGCGACAAATCATTACAAGATGAATCTATACAAACATTCATCTTACTAAAGCGTGGTGCGAGCGACGGGTTCGCAAAACAAAATAATTTACTACCTGACGTATGGATTGATGTTCACTTTGGTGGAGAATTCCCATCTATTATCACTGGACAAATATCTAATTTAGAAGAAGATATGATCGAAATAAAATTATATCCAAGTAACGACCACATTTATATCGATTTCGCATACAAAGGAATACCCGAAGAACTTTTTATCGAAGAAATAAAAATACGCCCTCCACCTTCTATTACAAAACCAATTGACCCCCTCGTTGATGAAACAGAGGTTTTGTCCGAAGACGTAGAAAAAACACCAGAAGAACAGGAAGATGAAGACGAACAATATGATTTTTATGGAACAACCCCAACACCTGATTTTACAGACGAAGTGGATAAAGTACTTAATGAATCACCTGGACCCATTTTTAATGGTAAAGCAATAGGTGAAGTGTCTATACTGAGGGAAGTGGACAAAAGTAAACAGCGTTTCAGTATCGATACACAAACCGCAAGCTTATTAGATGATTTACTCGCACATATTCCAACCCCACAGCGCAATACACAAGTAATGACCAGTCTAAATCTAATGATACAACGATTTATTCAGTTACGTGACCAATTTTCAGAATTTGACGATTATGGAAACGCATTAATACCGAAAAAAAAGGGCGCTGGACATCGTCCTCTAATTCATCATTTACAAAACTTTGAAAAAAATCATATACCCATTTTACCTGTTGCCGAACTTCATAATCTGTTTTTTAATCCACATGACAACTCACAAGATTTACATAATCTTATTGAAATATTCGAAAACTATAAAAAAAACAACACACCCTCTGATAATAATAAATATAAATATTTTTTGAGGTCTATTGACACATTTTTAACACCATACGAAATGACTAATAATCCATTGGCAATGACCACATTAAATATACATAATGACGTTGATATTCTAACACAGCACGTCGAAATAGATGACTACGAAGATACGTTCGCGACACAGAAACAAAACATGAATCCAAAAATAACCAATCAACGTATCCTTAATACAGAGCGCATTCAGCCTCGTAGTATAATGATCATGTCAAAACCAGTTATCGAAAATTCTAAGCAATATTTGCCGGGAACCTCCATTTTGTCCAGAGCAGGATTAAATGAATGTGGGTATTATAGTAAAACAAATATAGGCCTCACGCAAAAAATTACCATTGACGAATTAGAAACGGCATTCGACTACAACACTATACCTAACTTTTTAAAAACCAATTTACATATTACTGTAAGTGATAGTGTAGAAGAACATAATATCTATGATAAGTTTTTAAACGTAATTATTCCGCGCACCAAAAAATTGTTCGAATATACAAACCAATATAATACAGGTAACCTCAGTTTAATTTCACTCGTTTCCGAATTAGAACCATTTATGATTTATACCGATGACATTACCTATAAAATGTATGAAGAAATGAATACATTTTTAAAAATCAAAATACTTGATTATAAAAAAAATTATAAAGAAAAGCAGAAGATATTTCAGGGTATTATACAAAATACTACAAAACATATTACAAGTAGTTCGATCCCATTTAATTCTGTTATCCAATTATTAACAGATAGTAAACATCCTAAGACGAAGGAAGATTTGTTAGACGAAGTCATATTTCAAAACTATTTTCCAGGAATTACTGATATTAAAACAAAAACAGCAACCGAGTTAATAAGAAGTATTTACGCATTAGATAAAGGAAAACTATTATGTTCTGCAATCGTTTTAGCCAACCTTCATTTGTTAGAAACAGTAAATATTCAAGATGAACTAAAAAAAGGCAACGAACAATACGAAGAATATATAGAAAAAGAAAAAGCCACTGACAATTCATGCGCCACACTAACAATCGCAAAAAAATACATCGAATTAGATGAATTGTTAGAAGATAATGAAAAAACTATCTATTATGATAAACAATATGACCAAACACGGTATGATATTATAGAGGAATATAAAGATGAGCAAGATACCAAAACACCCGAAGAATTTACCTTGTTTTTAACCGAGAAACTTCAAAAAAGTATTGGATTAAATGAAGAATCCGCACAAACAGAAGCTGAGGCTATGGTTCGCAAACAACGCACCGTTATTGACAACGATTATGCAATATTAGAAGAGGAAGGCAAAAAAAATAAATACTACAAACGTGTATTGAATAAATGGATATTAAGTGAAGGATTTGAAGGAGCAGATATTACTGATAATATGTTTTGCAATATTAAACCCAAGTGTTTCACTCTTAGTGATAAATGCATGAACCTCGATGTAACCGAATCTGTAATGAAACGTAAATCGTTGGAAAACTTATTAAAGGAATTCGATTTAAGTCATGAATTATCTATAGAGGACTTATCAAATGTATTACTATCAAATTTCGCCTATTACAAAAATCAAGTTGTCCAGATCAGAAAAATCAATAAAATCAACAATTATAAATATAATACTATTCGATATAATATAGGACTTGAAAAACTATTAGATGGAAGTAGTGTTGTTAAAAGTCCATTTTCTGAAATACTTGAAATAATATTAGGACAACCAGATTTCGTAAAAAAACAAAATCACATTTTGAAATTCAAACTCCTATTTACACGCGAGGCACAAGAAACGGAAAGTCCATATTGGCTATATTGTAATGAAACAAATACTAAATTATTACCCACTTTTATACCTTTGATGGCGTCCACCTATTTAGATGGAGGAAATTATTTGGCAGTAATGGAAAAAATTAGAAAAGAAAGAGGTAAGCACAGCGATGACGGAAGTTATTGGGTAGATAAACACAGTGGTAGAAAAATTTCCGATATCGATTTTTCAGACGAAGAAGGTCGCAATGAAGCAGGATATAAAGTATCAACAAACGATCTACTTGAAGAAGAACAGAAAATTTCATTGGATGATATGGAAAATCTACAAGATATGATAGAAGATCCTGAAGCACTCACTATCTATAAAATTATTGTTGCCCTGACTAACTATATGTACATAAATGTAGAAGAATACTACATACCTATTATTCAGAATGTATTGAAATTATACACGCGCAAGATTATTTCGGAAGATGATCATAAAAAGCGCCAGGCTAAATTAGCAGCGAAAGGAAAAAAGACTAAATCGTATGAAGATATCAAAAACTATTTGTTAATCGTTATTACCGCTTCCTATTTGCACATGTTCGTACAAACTGCTATACCTAATATTAAAACTAAAAAAACATTTCCCGGATGTATAAAATCATTTGATGGGTTTCCACTTGATAAATCGTCTAATATGGACGGCATCGTTTATATTTCATGTATTATATTGAAAATAAAAGCCAAATCCATCACGCCATGGAATAGTATAGCCGGAATTAAATCCGACGCACTCAGTCAAACTATTCGCGATTTAATTGAAAATGACATATTAAAAGACGTATCTATGGAAAGAATGCTCACTAAAAAAATGGAGTATATTACCTCTGGTGATGTAAATGTGGATGTTCCAATAGAACACGATGTAATAAATTGGAATACATTCTTACCCCCACTTGTCGATTTTAAGATAAAATCATTACAAGCATTAGGATCAGGATTCATTGATTCTGTCGTAGAAAAAATGAAATCGGGCACCTCTCATCAAGATGATGATATTCTAATTATCCGCTCTAAAATAATCAAATTTTCACTTCAAATATTTGAAAAAATAAATAAACAAGTAAGAAAGGAAGACGCACTTCTTAAAACCAATGCCGGAGATTCGTTCTTAGAAAATACATGTTGTATGAATAATGATACAATACAAACACCTATTGAATATTTTATTAGTAAAGATGCTTCTATCGCGCGCGATATTTCAACCATTAAAGATTACTCAGATATAATTACTGACATTTCTGAAATTCCTTTGGCGCCGTACTACTTGTATGACACAAATACAAAACTTGTTATACCTTCAGAATCAAATGTGTTTACAGAGAAAGTTATATACAATTATTTCATTTCCATATGTAATTTTAAAAATGATATTCCGTTACATAGAGATTTCGAAAGAATCGGTATCAAAAAACCTGATAATTTTCCGAAACACGTTTCATTATCCGACCAGATAACATTTTTAAAGCACGAAAATATTTCATATGATAGTTCGGCATTGACCTCGCTATTAAAAGTAGTTAATAAGCGCAACTATATTAAATCAACCAGTGCAAACGACGAGTCCATAAGTAGAATACAAAAAATAAGAGACATGTTACTGTTTTTAAAACGCAGCGATGATACATCTATTCCAAAGGAACTACAAGAATTATTAACATCCCTTCTCGATACATTCGAAATTGGAGTGAAAACCGAAACTCCTGAAATAGAGGCTATTAAAAATTATTTGGCAAGGGAGACCGACAAAATGAAAACAGATATTGTTAAATTTCTTTTAACTCATGGGCGTTCCACGTCAAAGGAAATGACGCCGGTTATGGAATTCATAAATCAATCGACATCGTGGTCGCCACTACGCGAAGAGGCAAATGTTCAATTTCAGAACATTGAACATAATAGTGCGTATAGAATATTAGAGTTCATGTTGGATTGTATAAATAATTTATGTTACGTCTATCCAAATATTATATTACATAAAACAGAATACGATAAAATCAAAATATGTAAACATTGGGGATTTTCAGATGATCATAACACTGATATTAAAAAAACGATTATGGATTATTACTCCTTCTTGCCGCAATTTTATGAATACAAATTTGATAGTATACTATCAAATATACAGGAAGAATGTAAGAATTTATTCGTTTTGTGTACTATTATACCTTGTTTCTCTCCAACAAATATTCCTGGTGCTGATAAGAAAATTGTTTCAATATTCGACAAAGTCACAAGTACCTTTTTATACGAATATTGTTTATTGAAAATATATTTATATTATATAAAAAATGCGGAGACAGTGGTTAGTAAATCGTCTTCAGTTGCCAGCAAGGATGGTCGTTTCTCTGAAGTTTCTACCGACGCAGAAATAGATGACATCCGAACCGGGAACTACGGTGACGAAGAAGATATAGTGGCTGGTGTTCAATTAGAATCAGCAGAAAAAATTGCAAGTCTATTGATTAATTTTACCAAGCGGTTTGTCAGTAATAAATCAAATATCAATTTCAGTCATGAAGAAATTATGAAAAAGATCAGTAGATCTTCCGATAAAGAGAAGACTATCAAGACAACCAGACTCAAAGAGTTCACAGAAGAACAGAGAGAAATTAATAAATTATTCAAATCTCATAAATTAGGTGAATGGGGAAAAGGACTTCAAAAAGGTCTTACACAATATGTCAAAGAAACTTACGACGAAGAAAGACGCGAAATATTTGATACACAAGGTTCAGTTGAACAACGATTGCAAACCGGTAATTTTGATATGAATGTTCATTTTACAGATGAAGCGGCGCAAGAATTTCTTGTAGGACAAGAAATCGAGGCAGAAGAAATGTCCATGTCACATATACCGGATGACGATGATCATGGTGAAAATGATGGAGACGAAGGTTATTAATGAAAATAAATAATAATTATCATTATTATATAACAATAATAATGATATCCCGCAGTTTTATTAGATCAAATATAATTTCATTATCTATAATATTATTTTTAACCATTTTTACTCTTATTCATACAGTCAAACCTAATTTCATATATAATAAAAATGGAACGTTTAGAGATTTCGGTCTCGGTTATAGAAATAAGACAATATTACCCATGTGGTTAATCGTTGTCGTAACCGCCATTCTGTGTTATTTATGTATCCTGTATTTTTTAGCCTTTCCTAAGATTCTATATTAAAGCTATTTTTACACAAACTATAATGACGCCTAATAACCCAAACGATTATATATGCGAACGTCATAAAATATATGAGATCGCTGGAATTTATCCATTAAGTCCATGTAGAGCATGTTGCAATATATGTCACCAAAAAAAAGTACACGGTTATACAAACCCCAATCATGGATCGAATCCATTCGGGTATTGTTATTTATGTCCTTCCATTTGTATTGATTGTTCAGTAAAAAATACAAAATGTATGTGGTGTAAATAAATCAAGCAATATATTTTGATTTATTTACTTATATTATTGTTTTCTCTATTCATTAGATGAATATACGCGAGGTTCTTCTTTTGTTTCGGCCTCTTTATTTATCGCCCTATTTGATTCATCTTGATTCTTTTTCATCTCATCTATAGAATACCTACATTTTGTATTCACAATTGAACTCGCAACCATAGATGTGACCAACATACCTGTCAGTAAATACCATAGACATTCAGCAACTACATCCTTGAGTAAAATCATTTTAAACAATGCGTCTTTATGTTCATTTGCACTCGACTTAAATAATGGCTTCATACGTGACCAAAATGTTTCATAGTTATCAATTGTAATCTCGTTTATTAACATAGACGGATCACTATAAATATTCTGTATCGCCTTTGTCATTTCCTTTACACTGGATAATCCAGCATCCTCTTCTTCTCCTCCACCTCTCTGAACAGAGCGTTTCAAGATTTTACGCATTCCTCCCCCTCCTTGCTTATATGCGTCTTTCTTTAATATATTGTCTACCAACAATGTACGAACGCCTGCCAGTCTCGCAAAACCATATCCAAATGTATTCGCAAATGGGGCTTTCCATGCGGGAAACATCGTCATTACAATGTATAGAATTCCAAATATAAAGGTCCAAGGAAAAGCGGTCGTCATAAATGCCGCAACATAATCATTGTTTCCACATTTTTCTTTTATCGCAGATAAACTTATTATATATTGGGTTACTATCACAAGTAAGAAATAAATACCAGTTACTATTTTCATCTGCGAGCTGGAATACATAAAATATTTAATGATAAAATAGACGATTGAAAGTATAGCAAATAATATTAATGCCAAAAACGATGAAGCCATGTATAAATAATATATATAATTTATTTTCATAATTTAGAGTATTAACAATGGAGCGTCCTATGTTAGTTGAACCTGGAATGAAATATTTCGTCAATGAAACACTAAAAAAATGCCATACCATAAAAAATACATATAATAACGCCTTTTTTAATATAGCAGGGTTTATCCTCTTTTTTTTAGGTTTAGCAATTTTTTTGGTAGTTCAATACAAGGGTAAACTAACCCCAATAGAAAAAGATATTAAGCTACGTAAACAAAAAACATACATATTATCAAAAATTAAGTTAATGCAAGATATCAAACAGCAACAGAAAAAGACATCTAACACTATGATTACCGATTTACCTAAATTAACAGATGAGTTTCAAGATTTTATGGGCTAAAAAAATATGTACATAACATATACAATTATGAATGACCCCAAAATATTAGAAATAACTAATACCTATTACAAGCTTAAACAGCGCTATGAAGAAGCTCTACAAACAAGAAAGAAAAAAATAAGCAATAATTCAAATCTATCCTTGACCGAAAAAAGAGAACGTGTTCGTCAGATGCGATTACCGTGTGTTCATTGTAAAAATCCTGTAGGAACAATATTCATAGAAAAAAATAGAAAACTACAAGCTAAATGTGGAGCAACATCGCGTGATAAATTCCAACCATGTGAACTCAATATTCTTATTCAAAAAGGGGATTATGGCACAATTTCATGGGCTATTGACATGTTTGATAATAGCAAGGAGCATGATAAGGATGAAATCATTAAAACTAAATTAAATCTATTCTTTCAGTTTTCAGACGAATCTAACACATTAGCAGCATTTGATAAAATAAAAACCGAATTTATCGAAAATAATAAAGAATATGAATTATATCTGAATGAATTAATCGAAGCAACACCCTACTTAAAAAATAAAAAACTTATTTCCGAACATAATGATGCGATAATAAAAAAAAAATACGAAATTATAGAACTGATTCAAAAAGGAAAAAATGATAGTGATAAACAGTTTACCAAAGATGCGGTTGAATTATATATAAATGATTTAATGCCGATGATTGAGAAAGACCGTGCGTTAAAATACAGTTACTATAATTTAGAGCAAGATTTTTACATAGCGAAACAAAACAATTTAGTTCAATCTGAAATAGCAGTAAAAGATACTGAATTTATTATAGAAAATGATCCCGAAGTTATTCAGTATACAAAATAATATTTCAATATATATATCACCATGAAATTTTTCCATATTCCCAGTTTTATTATTAGTCTCGCAATTGGATTATTCTTCGTTTATATTACCAAACCAGACCCTACTATTATATATGTATACCCCAGTCCAAATAACTCCAGTAATGTACAATATGTTGACAAAGCAGATAATGTATTTTCATTCGACTACAACAAAGTAAAATGTCCATCAGACGAATCCGAAATAAAAGAAATTCCTGTTCAAAACTAATTTATTCTTATATAGTATATGGAAATTAAAAGATTACTTTATGGAAAATACAGTGATTATGTTATATCTATTATTTTAGGTTTTGGACTTGCTACTTTATTTAGAAAAGTGTGTAATGAACGCAATTGTCTTATATTTAAAGCACCGAATATCAATAAAATTGAGAACAAAACATATAAATTCGATAATTCATGTTATAAGGTTAAGCATAAGCAAGTTCCTTATGATAAATCGAAAAAACACATCCCTTTCGCATAAATGCGTAAATACACTCAACAAACCTTCTGTATAATATATTATATCAATGAGCAATACCAGTTCTATAGAAGAATTACCCAGCGATCCTTCTGTTTCACAATTTTCACAACAAAATATTGTTTTAGAAGCCAAAGAAACACGTGTTCAAAAGCCCGATTTAGAATCTGTTCCTTACAACGCCAACGAGTTTAGTAAAGAAATTCAACAATTGTCCTCATCTGGTGCTGGACAGTTACCGTCACGTGATATTCCTACAAACACGCAACCTATTATGACTGATCAACAGACACAACCCAATTATATTCCACAAGACACTACTCAAATCGATGACTATATTAAAAATTACGCCGACGAAAACGAAATGATGCAGAGGAAATACCAAGAAGAAAACCGTAAAGATTCAATGGAACTTATTTTTGACGAATTAAAAGTACCTATTTTTGTTGCATTTCTCTTTTTCATCTTCCAGCTACCATTCGTAAAAAAAAATATGGCAAAATATATTCCAATCGCATTTTCAGGAGATGGAAATTTTAATTTTAACGGCTACATTATTGTTAGCATACTATTCGCAAGCCACTTCTACGCAATCACAAAGGCATTAGACTTACATAAATAGTTACAATTTTTACACAGAATTGTCTGTGTCATCATTCGAATCGTACATTGGTGCCGATGGAGTTATATGTTCCGATTCTGATTCTACTACTGGATATGCTTGTATACTATTGAATGAACCAATTCTTTCTAAAATGTCGCCTGCCCTCCTATCCAATTCATCATTTGTTTGTTGCTCTATATCATCTATTTCTTCTTCTAAAGCCTTTATCTGATCTAATGAATTATCTGTACATACAAAGGTTCTACATCCATATCCTATTACAAATCCCAATATGCAATATACCACTATTTGAATCGCAATATAATCAGGTCCGCTCATAATCGTTCTTTTATTAATCGTTATACTTTTTTTATAATTTTATGCAAAAAGTATATATGCCAATCTATAAAAACTATATTCATAAATTATTAGAAAATGTTGATAAAACGCATGTCCCGAGTGAAATGGACCTTGTATTAGACAGTGGAGCATTTAAGGGAATATACATGTACGGTGCTTTACTATATGTTAAAGAACTCGAATATAAAAAATATACAAAAGTACATCGTATATCAGGTTCGAGTGTCGGAGCAATGTTGGGATGCTTTTATATGTTAAATAAAATGGAACTCATAGAACGTTTATATACTGATATGCGAAAGGAGTTCAATAATACTCTACATCTCGATTCAGTATTAAATATCATCGAGAGAGAAATACATAAAATGGACAAAAATATATATAAAAAATTAAATGACCGATTATTTATTAATTATATGAATATTTCAGCAAAAAAAGAAATTATCGTAAGTACATTCACCAGCAACGACGACCTCGTTGATAAGTTACGCAAAACCACATTTATTCCTATTATTAGCAACGACGAACTTACCTATGATAATTGCACCGACGCAATGTGTCCTCATATTTTTACAGAACGCATTATTGGACATAAAATATTATTCATTAACTTGTGGAATTTTGGAGGTATACAGAAATTCTTGAATACTTTTTATGACACAAACGCAGTAAGTAGAACATTCGGAGGAATTTTAGATATACATGAGTTCTTCTTGCGAAATAGTCCGACCAAAATGTGTAGTTATGTTAACGACTGGAATGTTATCAATTACTCTATCTACCGCTTACGCGAATTAGTATGGCTTATCAGTATATTTATAATTCATGCTTCATTGACCATTTCTCAGTATATTCCAGAAAACATCAAAACATCTATTTACGCAAACACAGCGCATTCACTCTTTTTAAAAACATTCAAGGATTTTACTTATTGTATTATGGGAGCTTGAATATGATATGTATCATTTATTATCTAATTATAGTGTAATAAATGATTAATATTCTCGTAATAGTTATCGCTCTTTCAATAACTATTTATTGTATACATAGTTACATCGAGTCACAAAAACAATTCGTATTTGGCTACGGTTCATTAATGATAGATGAATCGCGATATTCAACAATAGGACATGAAACCATAGGACATTCCGCATATTTATCACCGGATTTTAATTACTTACGCAAATTTATATTGCTCGGTCCCAGAAATAGATTCAATTTATCTATGGCATATAATACTGAACATACGCAGAAAAGTACAGGAGGTGTACTATTTAAAGTCGGCGACGAAACATTACATAAATTAGACATTAGAGAAAGTGCGTATAAACGAATTCTGGTACCTACCTCTATGTTACAGTCTGACGGATGTATACTACATCCGAATAATAAGGTCTGGATGTATGTAAATAATATAGAACAACACAATCCTGTGGTGTTCTCTACTAAAGAGCAAATTTCCTATATAAATAGATTACTGGAAACATGTTACTTATATGGTGATGAATTTATGATGAACTTTATTTCCTCCACGCATGGATGGAATATTAAATGGTTAGAATATTCAGACCTACATGAAATGATTATTCAAAATAAGCAGCATTTAACTGTTTAAATTTCTATACCAGCAATTCGGCGAACCTTTCTGGTTTTTCTGTATTTTCTTTTTTTAGACTTGGACTTAGGTTTGGACTTGGACTTAGGTTTGGACTTGGACTTAGGTTTGGACTTGGACTTAGGTTTAGACTTTCCCTTTTTGGTAACATTTTGCTTCTTTGGTTTCACATTACCTGACGCACCTGGTACCCCTGGTGTGTACTTTAAGAACCATTCTTCATATTCGGGTGTACCACGCTTACCTTTAAGTTCTTCAAATTTCGCAGCCTTTTCTGACCGCATATCCTCTAAAGTATCTTGCTTACCATAACAACTTAAACTAAACCTACGAAGCAATCCTTTTTGTTGTAATCTATTCTTTTGTTGAACAGAAAATAAGTATTGTGCCATACATAAGATACGGTCCGGATCAAAATAATCACGATTTGAATATAAAAACGCTAAATACATACTCAACATTGTATCAATCGTCGCTATCTTTATTTTCGCATGCTTCGTATGCAATATATTATAACTATGACATGCGTTTGGACGATATATAAACGCTACTGTTTCCCCATCCACTGACAATTCATAATTCTCATCTACTAATTCACCAATCGCAGAGTGCTTTTTTATAGTAACATTTTTAATACCATCATATCCTAATCTCTCTTTTACAATCGTTGCTGTCGTCTTTGGATCCTCTGATAGTACATCAAAATCCGGAATTTTTTTAATCGAATTCCTCATGTATTTCGGCATATGCGCCGAATACAATGAATTCGCATAACCACCAAAAAACACCACTCCTTGATCAATAAGCGCCTTCTTCACCATTTCATACATATCACCTTCATTCACCTTATTGGATTCAAATGAACGTTGAATGTCAACCAAATTACAATTCTTACCTTTTAACGGATGGTGCTTATTCAACAATATCAATCTCTTTAATACTTTCTCCCACCGACTGACATCCCCTTTCGGTCTGGATAACTCTAAATACATTGCCATTCTCAAATAATTCGGGGGCGCATACAAAATACCGGCCACGCTGATAGCCTCCTTTTTAATTGACTTATACAATTCACTTGCTAACGCAGTAATATCAGCTACCGGAATATAATTCACAAATACCTTAAATGTACCGTGATGAACACCTGCCTTTGCTTCCACATCAGAATAACCCTCTTTGAAATATATATCCGATAATTCTTTGGCATCATTCAGTGCGTTCATTGAGAAAAAATCATAATCAGGTATTTCTAATGATTTATCATAAAATTGGTCTGCTACAGGTAATATATTATTAATAGCAGTACCTCCGTAACAAATAAGTTTTTTTTGGCGCAAGAAATTCTCTACTATTGAAATAATTTTCTTAACATCGGGCGATGATACTACCTTTTGACTACTTTTTTTTTCCGCAATATCTACAGCTTCCCTCAATATTTCTATCTCCTTTTCTTCGAAATTCTGTTTTGGCATACCTACTTATAATTGATAAAGATAAAAAATCGGTTATAACTGTGGATAACTAAACTATATTCAAACGGTCGTCTCTTAAATATTTCAATTTATCGATAAATTCCTCTTGTAAATGAACGAATATGATGGAAAACATACCCGCCGAGTGCAATTCCTTCATTTTGATATGAGAAAAACCAAATCGATCATTAAACGGCGATGGAATACGCGCTACCATATTTCGTACTATATATACAACAGTCGCAATATACCATACATACGCAATAATTTCAAACACCAGCCACAAGGTTGATTTCTCATAATTATTTTGTTCAGGAAAATAATCTTTTATCTTGTTTGTAATAACTGATAATATTACCGCAGTAAAGCAATAAATAATGGCTATATATGCCAGGTCCATTACTTTTATTATTGTAAAACTAATTCCCATTATGTCTAACTTAATATACAATACGTAAATAAAATTTTATTTAGAATTATCTTGTAAGTGTAAATTAGTTTGCGTTGAAGATCTCTTAATTGACTTCTGTGTAGAAATTGAATGGCGAGAAGACGCAGGAGTAACAACCACTCTTTTGCGCAATAATTCTATAAATGTGCTCGCGCTACTGGACAATGCCCGACGTGTATTTTCTTGTGATATCATATTATTTTGTATATCATACATACTTACAATTTATATATAATCAATTTTATTTTTTCATTGTGGGGATAATAATGATTATCTTTTTAGAAATAATCTAAATTATTATATATAGAATGAACTCCGAAAAAATACTACATTACTATATTTATCTGTTACTTAGTTTAAAAGTATTACTTATCATATTATTACTGCGCGAATGGGGACTAAAAATACAAAACTCGTTCTTTGATTCAGAAAAAATCCTGAAAAAGATTCAATCTGTTACCGGACGAAAAGATAAAATAGAGGCCGTCTTTTTAATTGGAGTATATTTACTATTAATGTATATATTTTACCCATTCAATAATACACATACTTTTCAAGCAGATGACCATACAAAAATGCTTCTATTCGCAACCGGTTTAGTAAGTATTATTCACAATATATCTAAAACATAAAATCATTGTAATATAAAATAATTTTATATTATAATGAGAATCGCGCTGAGTTTTTGGGGAATCACCAGAAGTTTAAAATATACTATACAATCGATAAAACAATACATTATTCACCCATTGCAGCAGCAAAATATTGAGATTGTTATATACATGCATACATATAAAGTAAATTCCGCTTATAATAATATACGAACTAACGAATTTCATATTCAGTTAGATAATGATGAGTATAAATTATTGAATCCTAATTATATACAAATTGATGACCAGGATGAAATTAAAAAACAAATAATCATTGAACAATACAGATCACATCCTGATCCATGGAATACGAACTATAATAGCGTAGATAATTTCATTTGCGCAATGTATTCAAAACAACAATTAATCAAAATGATATCGGCGTCAAAACAACAGTTTGATTATGTCATATTCCTGCGTCCTGATGTGAAATATAAAAATCCTATTAATACTGCTCTTTTTAATCATGTACGTGACCATACTATTTGTATTCCAAACTTTGCTCTATATTACCAGTTTAATGACCGCTTTGCAATCACTAATATGACCACGTACAAACTATATGGCTCCATATTCGCGGATTTATTAGAGTATAGCAAACAGTATTCACTTCATTCGGAGCAATGTCAAAGTCGAATATTACAGCGAACACCTATGCGTTTGGTTTATATTCCCATATTCTTCAATCGGGTTCGGTTTAATGGTAGCGAAACGAATGATGTTATTCCAATCACGAAAAAATCTATTATAAATTCGTCGCAAAATATTCAAATTAATATAATAAATAGAAAACATAATAACAGCAAGCGAACATCTATGAAAATGATAATCATGTAAATCGCACCTTAGATAATTGTATTTTTTTCATATAACGTACAATTACCTGCGTCTCAATATATCGTTCCATATTCTCGTTATAAAACTGAGACATAAAACTGTTCGCATTATTTACCATTTGTTGACAATCATTAGGATGTGATTCACACCATTCTATTTTATCTTCGAGATCACTAAAATCGTTTTTTAACTGAATATAATGAACATTCGGAATGAGCCTGTCCTCCATTAACCAGCTAATTTTTGTAGGTTTCGCCATCATTACTAATGAGTTTGAAGCAAGTTGCCAATTCAATCCACTTGCCTTATCGTTTCCATCGACTGCCAATAAATATTTATATCTTAGCTGTTCCTTTATCGACATTTTGCCTTTTACCCACTTGGTATAAGAATGGTAATCAATAATATTACCTGAAGCATCTACTGTCCCCCAAGCAATATTACTAAATCCTATGTCTATTTTGTTGTGATTATCAAAATATTTTTCGACGAGGTCAAATCGATTCGCGCACCGACCTACCTGACCAGTTGTTGCACCTCTCCATAGCGCAGTTCCAATTTTATTTTGAAATGGTATATCATTATCAAACATTTCCTTTGAATATAACACTCCCCAGTGTCTATGTAAATTGGCGGCTTTTATGATTACAGATTTGTTACATCCCTCCAACCGTATTTTTGATAAATAATAATCATCGAGTTGTTTCTCTACGTCACCTATTAAGTATAACATATACATGTCCTTCAAATTATATGCCTCTAAATAAGGGAGGAGGCGCTTTGTATATCCACTTACACCTGAATTTAGCGCAATTAGTCCACGAGCGGTGAGTTTACATACCATACTACTGTATATGCCATGTTCAAATATACCCTTAGGATATATTCGTCTCGTATTATCCATGTCGTTCAATAGTATATCAACATTTATATAATCATCCTTTGGATACACTATATCCATTGGATACATTTCACCTAAATAATGTTTAATTCTTGCTTCTACATAATGTTGCATATTCATATTAGTCATAATTTGATTATTTAACTCAGTATTACTGTGCTTCAATTCATTCACAAATAAATTAAATTCATGACTTGTAACAAGTATATTATTGTATTTATTTTCTATTGTTTTAGTTTCTTTCTTCTTTGAAATATTACGTAACTTAAAAAAAAACATGTTTAAATTATACTAATAATTATTTTTTTCATAAATATCGAATACATTTTATCGTGGTATATTACAGTTATTACTTTTTCACTATCTGATCGGACTCAATTATCACTTCCTTAGATACATTTTTAATAATCTCCGACTTATTGTATTCCATGTCCACGTTCATTATATTAGATACAATTTTCATATATTCTTGGTCCGTTGCATAGGTCGGATTATCAGTTATCCATTTCGGTAATTGTTTCATATTCGCCTTACTTACTTCATCTATTACATGTTTCATTTTATCTTTATTGTCATTATCTTGTTCCCATGTATCATTGTCCTTTACATATAATATCGCGTTGTGTATATCACTACAGTGAACCGGGCGTTGATGTAATTCTAATTCTTTCAAACCATCGATAATTATCTTGCTCGTACCTTCGATAAACCCTAATTTACCAGTGTTTTCCAGATCCGTCATTTGAAGTTTCAATGAATGAACAAAATCCATAATATTCAGCGCATCTTTACAGTGTTCATTTAAAAATAAATTAATATTGAACTTCGTATTATTAATATTATTGTTATTATTACCAATATTAGGTATAATTTCTTGCATTGTTTTCTGTAATTCTTGGTTTTGTTTCATCATATGTAGAAACATATCTTTATAATTCATATCTCCGCTAATATTATCATCCGTATTTGATTCCACCTTTTCATCCTTATTTGTTTCAGAATAAAATTTACAGATTTTTTTATGTCTGTGAAAACTCGATAGATGTTTGTATTTCTTACCGCAAACACATGTCGGCGAATTTTGAGTAGCATTTATTTCGCATTTAGTAGCATTATGTTTTATGCTCGCATTATGTTTTATAAAATCACTTTTCTTAGAGCATGAATAGTTACATTTTTTACAGGAATATTTGTTGGCGAATTTTGGCGAATTTTGAGTAGCATTAATCATATAATAATGCTATATAAAAATTCGCCTAAACCAAAAAATGCACATATTTTAAAAACGAAAAAAAAAAGTCGTTGGTCTGCCACTTTTTTTGAAAAAATCAGATTTAGAGCTTTTTGCAGTGAGTCCATTTTTCCGTTTTTTTCATTTTTTTTTTTTTTTGCAAA